TTTAGTATTTCATCATCAAGCAATTCAGCTACTTTCATTTCATTATAGTTCTTGCTTATCCATTGCTTTATTATTTCTATATCTTCGTTTAGAAAATCTTTTATTTTCATTTTTTAGATACTTTATATCGTAAAGATCGTAAATGCTTTATCTGATTATCCTTGAGATTATTACCCTCATAAAAAGAAGCACAAGATATATATAATTTTACTTTTTCATTAACGCTATCGGTCAAATACTTCTCAAACTTTTTTACTAAAACATCATCAGTCATCGATTCTTTTAAAAATTTTCTTATTTTCATTTTAAAAATATCCTCCATATTTTACTATCTAGATTAAATAATCCAGATCTTTTTAGCTCTTGAATAAAAGCCATTTTTCCTTCTGAAGATATAGCATTCCATTTTATACTATTTGTTAATAAATATGCTAAAATCTCATGAGATTTGCCAGGGCCAAGATTTACATTTTTGCCAGTTAAAAAAACAGATAAATTTGTTGCATGTTTATCTACTATTGGAACAAGCTTTTTAGTAAGATTATTCAAATCCTTGAATCTACTAAAAATAAAAAATGCTTTCTTTCTTTGTAATATATGAATAAACTCATGAAGCAAATAATTTATTTGTTTATCTTTTTTTATTTTTGGGAACTCATCTTTACTAATAAAAATAGTATTGCCGGTATTAAAAGCTACCGCGCCTGGTTTCATTTTTACTTCTTTTATTTTTATTCTTTTTCGTATTATATTTTCTATTTTTTGTAAATACTTTTTTGAAAAAATTTGTCCAAGAGCAGCATTAAATAAATCTTCTATTTCTGGAGATTTCCCTAAGCGCACTTCTAGTAAATAGTTTGACAACGAACGTTTCATAATTTTATCTTTACTTTCATTACAAATAAATATCTGACAACCACGAAATAAGCAAATTAAGGCTGGAAACATCTTTGTAATTCCAACAAACTTCTAAAACTGGAAATCGTTCCCTATTTAATAAAACTTTATGTTCTATAGGACAAGATGTTGGAATAATATCATTTTGAAATCTTATCCATAAAATTCCTTTTCCTGGAAAATCTCCATCTTGCTTTAGATCGCCATCCAAATGCCCCCAGCAACTCTGAGTTGTATAAATTTCAGGTATTGCATTAATAATTATTAGCCATGGAAATATCTCTGCATCTGAATATCCGGATCTATTTCCTGAAGGTAATATTCCTTTTAATGATTCTATTTTTTCTTTCTGCCACTTATTCATTTACTTTGAATGAAACACTAACTCTATAATATCCCTTGCAGCGTTATTGCGAGAAGTATAATCGGTAATGCCATATCTATCATGCAAAAGCATTGCTATATTACTTTGATATCCATAATATAAATCATCATCTCTTTTTAGTATTTTACTCATCGTTTCGCGCGCTCTTTGAAACTCAAACATATAATCCTCCTATTCATAAAAAAACTCTTCCGGCATTTTTAATAAATTTTCCAGCCAATAACAATGCCAGCCTCTATATTCAAAAATATAATCACCTAAACAATCTTTTATATAAACTATTCTTTTTTTTCTGTTATATTTTACAACAATCATCGGTTGCTTATTTACAAACTTAGCATCATAAGTAGATTGTTCTATCCATGAATTTAAATCGGAACCTTCATTAAATAAATCCCAAAAACTTGCTTGTTTTATAAACTTATGTTCTATAATAAAACGAAAATCTATTGGAGTTATTATATCGCTAACTAAAACAATCTTAGCTTCCATAGATAAGTTTTCAGCTAACTCCTGATTTTGGCCGCCGACATAACTTCCAGAACTTGGCGTTCTTTTAAATCTGCCATCGCCAAACTTTTTTTCAAGTATTTTTACAAGTTCTAACTCACCGCGATTTCCTTTATTCTTTGAGTTTATTTTCATTATTTTCCTGATCATAAAGATTATCACTTGAAAAAGTATCGCTTTCTTTATTTTCTTCTAAAAGCTCGCCATCAGTTTTAACCGTTTTACCAAAACCGTGATCGGTTTCATGTTGATAGATTATTGCCGCTTCCCCTCTTAAATTTTTAGTTATTTTTAGCAACTTATCATCCTGTCCTATTGTATAATAAATGGCTCTTACCTGTTTCAATCTTTTCATAAACCAATGGGTATCAGGATAAGAAAGACATCCTTCAATAGTATTTATTTTTTTATGACCGTTTGAAATATATTGAGGATTTATTGCTATTTGATAAGCAAGATCGCTTATTGGCCATATAAAAAACTTTTTGTAAATGCCAACTTGAACCGCAGATAACCCCGCTCCTCCCTTTTCAACGCAAAGTTCTATCATTTTTTTTGACTGTTCTTTTATTTCTGTAATATCTTCTTCTATTACAGTAGCACTTTCTACATTTTCAATATCTTCACTTTCAATAAGTTTCATCTTCGTTTTCCTTCTGTAACATAATGACTTTCGGGGGGTTTAGGTTTCCTAGCTTTTTTTGATGAAAAGCCATAATCTGCTTCAAAATCTGGAAGTTCTTCAATATATTCTTTAGCACTTTTGGCAAATTCATTACTAAGGGGAACAAAAGTAAGTGAGCCAAGACAGTTATATATCCATCCGCCAGGAACTCTAAAAACAGAAATATCCTTATCTATAATTTTTTTTGTATGTAACGACATTCCATAAATCATTCTGTTAGCTCCTCATCGCCATCCATTACTTTTATTCTTCTAAGATATCTCATAATAGCCGTCTCGGTCAAAACCTTCATTTTTATGCCAGTTTTTTTACTATAAAGTTTTAGTTGTTTATGAACAACTTCACTTACTAAAATGCTTTTTTCATCATTATTCATAACAAACTCCACATATTTATATATGTAATAATATAGTTTTATATAGAAAAAAAATCATATTTTTTATCTTTTTGTAAAGATAATATAAATTAAGTATTTATAGGAGGAGGATATGCCAATGGCAGGCGTAGGAGCAAGAAGTAAAATTTATACAGGAAGTGACGTAATAGCAATTACAGCAGCTTTAGGAGTTAGCACTACTATAGCTGGTGAAGTACTTTATCCATTTGAACAATCTGGATGGGGCGCAGCAAAAGTTGTTTACTTTTCAGGAGACACTACATATCTTGGAGATACGGTAGTTCTAAAAACTTATGTTTCTTTTGATGAAGGAACCAGTTGGGATCAAATAAGAGTTGGAGATACAATATCAGCAACTGTTCAAACTTTCAACATTCCATTCGCACCAAGAGTTAGAATAGACATAGTTAGCGATAGTGCTGGAACTTTAAGTGCTGGTCATGCAGTCGATGTTCAAATTGAATTCCAAGAAAGTGATCCAGAATCAAAAAGAGTATTTTATGGCGACAGCATGGGCGATAGCTTTAAAGTAGCAGGAGATTCTGCTGGAACTGTTGTTGGTGGCACTGCAATCACAATCAACTCACCAAGTAAAGTAACCGTATTTATGACAGCTGACGATTTATCTGATATTACTGATACTTTTATTTGGTCTTTACAAAGTTCTTTAGATGGAACTCACTGGTTTCATGGAGATACGATAACAGCTATACCGGCAAATGGAACAGGAGTAGCAGAACTAGCATCTCAAGAAATAACAACCAATCTACAAAAATATGCTAGAGTAAGTGTAACTGGCGATACTCTTGGTGATGTTACTGATGATCACGGAATAAAATATTACGTGATGGGTCAAGAATAAATTTTATTTAAAAAAAATAAGGACTACTTTTGTAGTCCTTTTTTCATGCTATCTATTAAATAAACTCCACCTTGTATTCCGCCCTTTAAAAAGCATCTCCAAAAATTTTTTACTTCCAAAAGTTCGTGCGAAACCATTCCAGTAATCTCAGAAACTTTTTCTAGCGCATCTTCCACATTTTTACCATAATAATCAACTGAATTTTCTCTAAAGACGTTAATAAACTTTAAATTATCTCTATCAAATAAAAAATCTTCTGTCTTTTTATTATTTGGTTCAAGGCGAATAAATATTTTTTTCCTGGCCACATTAGCCATTATTGAAGCCATTGGCCTATTATATAATTTATTTACAACACATCCGCATTTGCCCATATTGTTTATTGGAAAATCTACTTCGTCTCCTTCCTTACTCCAAAAATAAACTACTTCATTTCCATTAGTATTTTTAGCATCATTTATTCCATAAATCCTTTTTATTTTTCCTGGTATTGAAATGATGGTTCTTTCAGCTGCTCCTTTTTGATCATTCCAATCATAAGATAAATCGCCAGGATCTTCGCCAACCGCCATCATCAATGCAGCCTTGTGTATATTTATTCCAGTAGCAAAAGGGACAGTCCAGCCAGAGTTAAAACTACCAGACATTCGTGCAGCTATTTCTCCTATTTTTACTCCATCTTTAGTTATTTTTATATCACCTTTTGCTTGTCCAGTTTTTATTCCAAGAGATTTCACAGCTTTAGTAAAAACTTCTATTAAATTATTTTTTTGTTCATTAGAAATATTTGCTGGAACGGTATGGCCGAGCTCAACAAAATAAGGAGAAAAATAAATATGTCTATCTGCAATAGAAATAAATTTTAATTTTCCGTCTATGAAAATACTATCAACACTATATTCAGGCCCTTCCATAAATTCTTCTACTATCACTTCGCGATTTTTTGAATATTTTATTGAAGAATAAAAAGCTTTTTCTAAATTATCAAAGTTATTAATTTTTCTTACTCCCCTTGCTCCCATACTGTCAACTGGTTTTATGACACAAGGAAGTTTTATTGTTTCAATTGCTTTACAAAATTTTTCATATTGGCTTGCGCCAAACTTTGCAAACAGTGGTGATGGAATATTGTTCTCTTGAAAAATTTTTCTCATTTCATATTTGTTAGTACATTTTACAGCTACACCATAAGAAACACCAGGCAATCCCATATTATCCGTAATATAAGCTACCGTAGTTGAAAAATCTGTGCCAGCAGTTAACGCTCCATCAATTTTATATTTTCTCCCAACAGCTAAAGCACCTTTTATATCTTTTAAATCAACATTTTCAAAATGATCAGCAGCGATCGAGCCAATACATTGTGCATCTCCATCAATGCAAACTGCCTTCCATCCTTTTGCTTGAGCTATGTTTATAAGTGGAAATTGAAATATGCCACCACCAACAACTAAAATAGTTTTCATATTATTTTCCTTTCTTTTATTATTTTGCCATTTTTATATTTACAAATAAGATTTTTCAGTTTTGGATTATCATAAGGTGCAGTTGCCAAAACTCTCTCGTTGCTTATTTCTATATATTCTTTATTTATATCAATACCAATAAACTTTCTGTTATTCATATATGCCATTTTACAAGTTGTCCCGCTGCCACACATGGGATCCAAAACTATATCACCTTCATTACTCCATGATAATATATGATCTTCTGCTAAATTTTCTGGAAATATAGCTGGATGCTTATATGCTATTTTATCTTTTGTTGAGTAGCCACTACCATTAGCAATATACCATACATTATATCTTATTCCAAAATCACTTACTTTGAACTTTTCTATTTTTTCCAACTCGCCATTATATTTTCTTTTTGAAGGCGTGCCAAAAGTTTGATGTCCTGCCCATCTATTTGGTTTATCCTTGAACAAGTTTATAGTTTTTGGCTTTCCTTTTGATAAAACAAACATGTATTCATATACTTGATAATACCTATTTTGTGAAGGAAAAGCTGCACCATTTTTATGATAAATCATACAATCATGCATCAAAAAGCCAAGCTTTTGAAAAAATAAAGCTTGTCTAAAAGATGTTAAATCTCTCCCTCCATCTATATATTGGTCATTTACTACCCATACAACAACGCCACCATTTTTAGTTATTCTATATAATTGCTGCGCTATTTCTTCAAAAGGAAAAGAATAGCCACTATAACTTATTTCCTTCTTTACTTTTCCTTTGTAGCTTCTCATATTAGAATAAGGAGGAGAAGTTATTGTTAAATCAATGCAGTTATCTGGCAATCTTGGCATTATTATTTCTGCTTTTCCATGTATTAATTTATTTGTCATATTATTTCTTTTCTTCTAAATTTTTCTTCATCAATAGAAACATCTTTCCACACTTTGCATTTATTTATATCAATATAATGTTTGCCAGTTTCTCCAAAATCTTTTCCATTTACAATATTATAAATCAATACCGATAAATTTAGCGATTGCGGTAAATATCTTAATAACAACTTAACATTCTTTCTTAAAGATTTCCTGCCAGCTTCATCATTATCAGGAACAAACACAATATTTTTTGGAGCGGTATCTAAAATTTTTACAACTTGTTCTTTGCCTAGATCAGAAGATAACATTGATGTTCCTATTTGATTTTCGAGCATCATGGCATCAAAAACACCCTCAAAAATAAAAACATTCCCGCCTTCTTTCATTTTGTCAACATTATAAATAAATTGTTTTGAATCTACATCATGAGGGTTATTGTATCGTTTATAGTTCCTTCCTGTAAAATCTCTTGTGGTGAAATATACTATCTCATTATTTTCATAAAAAGGAATAAATATAGTGTTGTGGTATTCACTACTAGGCTCAAAAATATATCCAAGCTCTTGTATATTTTTTTTTGGTATTTTTCTATCTACTAAATAGCCATAAGCTATATTTCTTATTAATCCATCTTTTTTTATTGAAAAAAAGTTTATTCCGCCAGGCAGCTCTAACTTTGAAAAAACCTCTATTTTGTTTTCTATAATTTCATTATTCTTTCCATATTCTTTTATAAGGTATGATAAAACTTCTTGTTTATTTATGTCAAGAAAATCTGAAACAAATGAAACAAAATCACCTCCGTATCCAGTTTTGAAATCTTTTACAACTCCTTTTACTGGATTAATGTAAAGGTGAAATTTGCTGTCATTGTCAAATGGAGTATTCACTCTTATTTCGCCAGTAGAAGTTTCTTTTACATTATCAAAGTGAGATTTTATAAATGAAACTATTATTGATTTTGGTATTTTAAATTTCATATCTTTAAATAAGAACTATAAGTAGTAGCAACTTTTAAAAGATTGTTCATATAAGAGTATAAATAGTTTTTCTCTCCTGCTTAAATTAAATCGTAGTCCTCTGTATTTTTCAGTATCGATTAAGTTAAAAATTTTTATTAAGATTAATATTTTTTTATTCATGCTTTAATCTATTGCTAAAATTTAAATAAGAACTATAAGTAGTAGCAACTTTTAAAAGATTGTTCATATAAGAGTATAAATAGTAACAGCTTTTAAACCATATTGAGGAAAATATCCTCTAACAAATATTTTTTCTTTACTATCTAAAACAAAATCTAATCCTCTATATTTTTCTATATTTTTTGAGTTAAAAATTTTTGCCAGTATTTTAATTTTTTTCACTTTTATACCATTTTATTATTTCTTCAACAGAAAGTTCTTCTTCTTCATATAAATCAGTAAAAATATTTTGAACAAAGTTGTATTCTTCCAATGTATCTATTGATACTTTTAGATCAGGAGCATGCCATTTTTCTGGAGCCGGGTTGTCTTTTATGTCAAATCGCCAATCATTTTCACGTATATATTTATAAGCAACATGTTCTCTATCAAATATATCATCTTTATCAACTTCGCTATCTACTTCTAAAATTAGTTCTCCATTAAAAACATCAACAGAAACTCCTTTTGGAACATCATGATAAACAGAATAATCTACTTTTTCTTTTTTGTAAATACTTACTAGCTCATTTGCTATTTCGCTTGAAACCAAAGGATTATCAGCAGTAGCTCTTATAACCATATCTATTTTAAAATATCTAACTGCCATAGCAAATCTTTTTAATACATCATTCGTAGGTCCACAAAATATTTCAAATCCCTGCTTTTCTGCGTATGGCTCAAGTGTTCTATAACTATAATAATCGCATAATAAAATATGATGGTTAACCTCTATGTTTCTCAAATTTACCATACAGTGCTCAATTACGCTTAGCCCACTTAAAGGCAATAAAATTTTTCTAGCTAATCGCTGAGAGTTTATTCTTGCTTGAAGTAATACAGCAGTTTTCATAATAAAATATCTCCAATCTCTTTCCAATTTTTTGCTCTGTAATCGGCCTCAAAAAATCTATTATATGGATAATCCATTATAATAATTTTTCCAGTAAAGCCTACAATCGCATGTGGCAAATCATCTATAATATAATCTCCACATAATAAATGTTTATGGTGGCAATAAATAAGTTTAGCTAAATCAATAAACGGCAAATATTTTTTTACCCACTCTTTTTTTCCTAAAATGCAGCTATCGCTATTGGAAGCAAAAGCAGAAGTAGAAATATAAATATTATATTCATTATTGAGTTTCTCCATAGTTTCAATAGCGTTTGAAATTGCGGGCATGGTGGTCCAAAATCTCATGTTATCAAATATTTCTTGATTTATTTGCCTTGACTCTTCTTCTGAAAAATATTCTTTAAGCCAAAAAACGCCTGAATAATCTTTTAGATTTTCTAGCTTATATTTAAAACAAACTCCTGTCATTGCTTTTACATATTTTGCATATTGTTCGTAATAATTTACTATTACCTCATCCATATCTATAAAAAGTAATGGTTTCATTCTTCCTCTCTTTGTTTAAAAAATCTACAACTTTTCAAATTTTTTGAAAAAGTTTTTTGTTTAAAATCGCAATAAAAAAAAACATCATTTAATATTTTCTTGTATTTGCAATAAATGCACCCAGGAAAAGGTGGAGCAAAACTAGAAACAACAAAATAATAAGGTACTAGTTTTTGTTTTTTTTTGGCAATAAACTTAAAAATTAATCTATCATTTTCTTCTACAATATTTAAAAACTCATATTCGCTATAAGACGATAATGCTTGCTTTTGTGTTCTTTTTCTAAAATTATTAAATAATGAATATTGCGGGGATTTAATATATTTTAAATCCTTTTTATCTCCATTATAAATAAAGTGTTGAAAAACTTTATTTTTGCGGCGGTAAAACTTTACAGAAATAATAAATTTAACTAATCTCATTTCTTCTAATAATATAACCTTTTTTTATATTATTTTTGGCTACTTTTCCTATAACGTCTTTGATGTTAGTTATACCAGTTCCTGGTCTTAAAAATGATATTAAATTATCTGTTATTACTTGTCCAGCACAAATAAAAGTTTTTGCTACGGCACTTCTACGAGCATATTTTCTAATATTTTCTTCTATCGGTAAATATCCATCTATAGGATTATATAACGTTTCACTTAAACTTTTTAACTCTTTACATAATAAAGATAACTGATATGTCGTCATTGAATGCGGATGATCGCCAGATTCAAACCAGCTATCTCCCAAAGTGAAATGTTTTTCTATAACTCTTGCTCCAAGTAAATAAGCTGCAGATAAAACACCCAAATCAAACTTACAATGATCAGAATATCCAATAACATAAGGCAAAACTTTGTGTAGTTTTTTTATAGCTCCTAAATTTGTATTTTCTTTTGGAGTAGGATAAGCAGACACACAATGCATAACACAAGAATCAAAATTTTGTTGCAATGCCATCCACTTAGTAGCTTGTGTTATTTCTTGAAAAGTAGCAGCTCCAGTAGATATAAGAACTGGCTTTTCATATAAAGCTATTTTTTTTATAAGTTTTTCACAAATTATATCTGGTGAAGCAATTTTAAAATAATCTAAATAAGAGCCAAAAGTACTTACAGCTTCTTCGTCAAAAAGGCTTGCCGCAAAATCAATATTTTTTTCTTTACAATAATCCATAAGTTCAAAATAATTATCATAACTAAGCTGGTTGCTTTTTCCTTCATGCTTTAATGCATTCTTTGAAATTAATTTATCTACATCATATATTTGAAACTTAGCAGCATCTGCTCCATTTAAAGCGGCCGCAGCTATTAAAAATTTTGCTGCTTCCATATTGGAAATAGATTTATAATGCGCCCACTCTAAATAGTTTGTTCCTATCTCTGCTATAATATAAAAATCTTTTCCATCTTTCTTTATTACTTTTTTACCAAGTGTTATTTCAACCATTATTTTCCTCATCTAATATTAAAATAAAAAATTTATTAAATTCTTCTTCATAAACTAAATAGTTGCTTAAATGTTTTATTGTCATTTCGCCCAAATTTTTAATATTGCCGGCATTATAAGCCAACAGCGCAACTTCATAACTTTTATAGATATAATACTTTTCTCTAAAATAAGACAATCCATATTTTACATTTTCTTTTATGTTAAAATAATCTACATTTGGAAAACTTCTGCTATTAAGCTGAAATAAGCCATAATCAATTGAATATTTATTTTTATTGATGGCTTTTGGATTTAATCGACTTTCAGCTTTGGCAAGAGCAAAAGCTTTATTTATTGGTATTTCTAGCTGTAAGGATTTTGTTATTATAGCTTCTGCCACCTCTATATTCCCAATATATTCCCCGTATTTTTCTATAAAAAAATTTTTTTTATCGTCTATTATAAAGTTTATTTCTTCGCTTGTTAAAAAATGATACATTGGAATATTTACACGCTCAATCTTATTAACTATTTTTGGTTGAGAAAAAGCAGCTACTGATAAAATCAGCAATAAAATAAAAAAAAGAGCGACTAACATAACCGCTATAATATTTTTTTGCATTAATACTCATTCCCTTCCATTAATTTTAGTGTTGGCACAATTTTTTTCAACACTTTGCTAAGTTCTTTTTTATTTCTATAAAAATGCGGAAAATCTCTATCAAAAAAACAAATTGGTTTAAGATCTATTATTATATCATCAATATTATCAACAATATTCTTTTTTGTCAACTTTAATATTTTTGAATAATTTGTTTTTTCCGCTATTTCATTATCACTCCATAATTTTTCAGTTAGTTTTTCACCAGCCCTTAACTTAGTAAAAACAATGTTATTATTTTTATTATAATATTTAATCATTTTTTTGGCTATATTAAATATATTTTCCGGCTCACCCATTTCTAAAATATAAATTTCACCGCCGATCCCTATTTTTCCAACTTCTAATATAAGAGAAACAGCTTCTTCTTTTGACATAAAAAATCTTGTAGCTTTAATATCAGTTACCGGAACATTCAATTCATCTAAAATTTGTTTTTTAAAAAATGGTAAAACACTTCCCATTGTGCCAATAACATTACCAAATCTTACTGCTAAAAATTTATGACTTTTTCTTTCTTTTAAAACTAAAGCTTCTGCTAAAAATTTTGAAGCTCCATAAATACAAATCGGATCAACAGCTTTATCGGTTGATATTAAGAGAAACTTTAAAACACCATTATCTTTTGATGCATCAATCATATTTTTTGTTCCAAAAACATTATTTTTTATAGCTTCAACTGCATTTTCTTCCATTAGTGGAACATGCTTGTGAGCCGCTGTATGAAAAACTACATCTGTATGTAGCCTTTCCATTAAAAAATAAATATAATCTCTATCTTGTATTTCGCCTATTATTGGAACAATCTTAGAACCTATTCCTATTCCATTTGATTTAAGCCTGTTAAGTTCTTGCTGTATTTTATAAATGCTATTTTCGCCATGCCCAAGTAAATATAATCTTTCGGCTCCTCCATAAAGCATTTGCTTAGATATTTCGCTACCTATGCTTCCACCAGCTCCAGTTATTAAAACTCTTTTATTTTTTACATAAGATAAACATTCTTTTAAATTTATTTTAACCGGCTTTTTATTTAAAAGTTCATTAAAGTTCATAAAATCCTCCAGGCATAAAAAATCCATACATATTTATATATGTATGGATTGAACTAAAAATTTACACTGGATTTGTATTTACTGAATTATCGGAATTAATCTGTTCTTCGTATTCTTGTCCATATTGCTTCCAAAACTTTAATAACTGATTTTGAATAGCTAGTTGCTTTTCTAATAAATCAATTATTTTATCTAGCTTATTTTGCGTTATCGCTGACTCCATCAAATCCTTCTGTTATGATTTTTTCAATTCTTTTAATGATTTCTTTTATTTCTTTTTTTATTTTATCTTTTTTGTCTTCATTTTCATAACCATCAAATACGCCAGACAATAAAGAAAGCTTGTTGTCTAAAGCCCTGGTTAAAACCGAAGCTTTATGCAAATCCGCACTTTTTTCTATTTTATCTACAGCTTTCTCAGGACTTTCTTCTGGCTTTTCTTCTGGTTGTTCTTCTCTATCGTCATCTGGATTTTGTCTAACTTGAACTGAAGCAGGGTCTAAGTTTTCATACCATTCCAAAAGATTTTCTTTAACATCTTGCTTACTCATTTTTTTTAGCCTCCGACTTTTATCTTTACCGATTAGTCGTTGATTTCATCTGCTAAATATTTCAAATCAGATAGTTCGTCAGTCCCTTCTTCCATTAGCTTTTTTAAATAACTAAACAACTTAGTCACTATCGGTGACTTAACATCTAAAATAGAAGATGCTTCTTTTTTAAGAGTGTTTATTTCTTTAGTTGTTTCGCCTCTATTTTCAGACAAGTCTAAAAACTCACTAAAAATTTCCTTTATCCTTTTTTTATCATTCGGATCTATCACTTTCTTTCTCCTCTTCTTTTATTTGTTTATTCAAATAACGCAACATTTCTCTTGCATATTCTTGATTTTTATATGGCTTTTGTAGAATAAAACGTTTATCTAAATTTAATAAAATGGAGCTACCACTTTTTGATATAATCTCTCTAGTGGTATTTTTCATTTTTCTTAAAGCTAGAAAAGCCTTATGTCTTTTAGGAAAATCTTTTTTTAATCTTTTTTTTCTCATAACTAGATTATACTTTTTTATTTCTTTCTTGTCAATCTTTTTATGGCTTTTTCTCGATCTATACGCTTAATTTCTTCAACTTCTTTATTAGTAAATTCATCTGTCGTAATAAATGCCTTTGAATACAATAAACTTTCAAATAGTTCTTCTCCGTCAGTAGTTAAATAATTTTTCTCTTGACACATTCTATACAACTCTGTTCCTGGATATGGAGTGGCAATATAAATATGTCTGTCTTTTAAAGGTAAAAGATTAGCATATTTTAATGTTAAAAACATGTCTTCGAGAGTTTCCCCTGGATAACCTATAATAAAAAATCCACAAGTTTCAATACCTTCATCATTTAGAATTTCAACAGTTTCTTCAGCAATAGCAAAATTAACCCATTTGTTTCCCAATCGCATTAGTTTAGCGGTTTTAGGAGAACCAGTTTCAAATGGAAGACACACTCTCCAGCAACCAGATTCTTTTAGTTTTTTTAAATGTTTTGAAATAGTATTAATCTCTATACCATTTGGAGTGCTCCAAGATAAATTATATTTTTTGAATAGTTCAAGTATTTCAACAAATCTATCTTGATTATAAGCAAAGTTATCATCCTCAATAAATAGTTCTTCTATACCATGTTCTTCAACTAAATAGCGTAAATAATCATCAATCCAGGAAGTTTCAAAAGCATTATATTTTCCCCAATAATCAGTAACTCCGCAAAAACCACATTTACGATAACACCCTCTTGAAGTTTCTATTGTTATCCACTTTGATGACTTAGAGCTTAAATCATGCGGCTTATCTTCTTTCCAATAAAGTTCTATTTCTTCATTACTAAATATAGGATGAACCATCTTTTCCATTTTTTTATTCAATAAATTATGAAAAAAAATTTCTCCACCGCCATTACAAACAGATTTAACCCCAGCTGGTTTAAAAATGTTAGCAGCATGAATTCCGCCAGCAACAACAAAAGCTTCTGGTTGTTTTTGGATTATTGTTTTTACAACATTAATATATTCTTTGTGTTGAATACTAAATTGACAAGAAATGCCAATATAATCGTATTTTTTATTTAAATTTAAATTTTGCCCAATATGCATATCGCATATATCAGTATTGGCAAATTTTTGAATATTTGCTCTAATACTCCACAATCCTATTGGTGGAACTATCGTAGTTTTTTGAGTTGGAGCATGAGGCTCTTTCAATTTAATCAATAAAACATTAATCATTTTTTTGAAGCCACTAAAAACAAAGCATCTCCCATATTTATTATTTTAAACAATTTATTTGCCATGCTTTGAAAAAAAGTTCTAGGAGCTGGAAATCCACCATAAGTAAAATATTTTTCTACTTTAAATCCATAATCTTCTAATAGCGGAAATAGTTCTTTTGTTCCTATAAGCCACTTATGATATTTATTTCTAGCTCTCCATTGAAGCGGTTTTAATCTAGGAATTAAACCACTAAAGTTAGGGCACCCCAACAACATTTTGCCATCTTTTTTTAGCCATTTATAAGATTTTTCTAGTAAAATAGTCGGATCATCAAGATGTTCTATGGTATGAAAAGAAAATACAAAATCAAAAGAATCACTATTAAAATCAGATTTTTCTAAACTTTGATGATAAATTTTACAGTTATAATCATTAGCTACAAATCTATTAGAATAAATAGCAGCTTTATGAACTGGCTCTATTCCAGCATAATGGCCTTTACCAAAATAAGATAAATTTCTTAACACCCCTCCCATTCCAGAGCCTATTTCTAGAAAATTTATATTTTTTAATAAATTATTATAAATGCCAGCCTGTTTAAAATCCATTACAGCATTATCTGTTAAAGGAGCAGATAAACTATTTTCTGAACCGTAATAAGTATCTCCATCATATATTTCTTCATTTCTATTGTCATTAAATAGCGGCACTTGAGCCATTAAATAATGAGGTTTCTTAATCTTTACCAATTTGTATAACCTCCCCAGCACCACAAGTTTTAGCAATATATCTCCACGGATCTATTACTATTGAACTATCTGGAAAATTTATTCCTTGAAACGCTTTATGTTTCGTTGAAATAAAACAAATTTTATTATCTAAGTCGGGCATTTTATCGTCAATTAATGGATCGTAAGCTTCTATTTTATGTCCATGCTTTTCTAACATATATTTTAATAATAATGCTGGACTTCCATCAACTAAATTAGTTTCTGGCTTAAAAGCTAATCCGAGCAAAATGACTTTTTTACCATAATTATAAATAGCTTTTTCTATAATGCTAGCTAACCATTTTGTTTGTTTCTGCCGACACATCATATTCATTTCAAACCAATCAAAAGAAAGATTTAATTTTTGTGCTAACCACGATAAAGATGAATTTTCTTTTGGATGGCAGCCTCCACCATCTCCCATTCCACCACGCAAATAAGCAGTACTTATTAATCTTTTTCTTGCTAATGACAAACAATCAACAACTTCATCTACATCGCAACCAGGCAATTTATGGGCCATTTCCATCAAAGTATTAGCATAATTTATTTTCATTGTTACAAAGCCATTATAACAAGTTTTTATCATTTCAGCATTTTCAAAATTAGTTTTAAAAATAAAAGAATTATTTATTGTATGATAAAATAATCCAACTTTATTAACTGCTTCTTTATCTTCTCCACCCAATAATATAAATTCAGGGTTATATAAATCTGGCAATACTGTTCCCATAGCACAAAACATTGGATTATGAACTAATTTTATACCAGCTATATTAAAATTTTCTACAAATAGTTCTTTAATAGTTCCTGGCAAAACAGTAGAAACTATTACTATCACTGCGTTGGTTTCTTTTCTTAAAATAGAATTTAAACAATTGGTCAAAGGAACTAAATTATAATTTTGTCTTTTTTTAGAAAGGGGTCTAGTACCATCACCATATCCCATTTCATTTGGGGTTTGGACAGTAACAAAAACTATTTCACTTTTTTTTAATACTTCGTCCATACTTTTTACAAACTGCATATTACTTTTTTGTAAAAATGGCTTTATGCTTGGCTCATAAGCTGGCCCAACCTCTTTTTCTTTAAATAAATTTATATTCATTCTATCTGGATTTAGATCGTATCCGATAACATCATGTCCTTTTAAACTAAACGCTAATGCCATTGGCATTCCTAAATTTCCTAAACCTATAAATCCTATTTTCATATTCTACACTCCATGCATCTTATTTTTCCTGTTTTTTCACTTCTATTTATTTCATCTACGACTTTATAATTAATTTTTACATCTCCCATTCTATCTATTATTATTTTTTTTATATCTTTTTCAGTATTGATTGAATAATCACTATTTGGAACAACAAATATTTCAATATTTTTATAATCATGCTGAACTAGTTTAAACATATTCAAGCCAATAGTTTTTCCAAAACCAGTGTAAAAGTTTACTGGTGGAATTAAATTACCACCCTTTGTTTTAAATATGTCACCAATTCTACCTTGTATTTCTTTTATTGTCAATGGCAAATTACTTCCGCAAGGGCATTTCTTTATATTTTTATTTAAAATAGCAACATCATTCATTTTATATCGTATTAGTGGCATCGCTTCATTTATAAAGCCAGTTGATACAATATTATTGTTAATAACTTCTGTAACTCCATATTCAAGATTTTCATGATAAGCTTTTGAATATAAACATTTATGAAAAAAACTAATATGCTCCATCATTCCGTAATGGTCTCTAACAAAAATAAATAAAATATCCTCTATTTCTTTTCTCCATTTTTCTGGTAAAAGCTCTGATGAAGTATGAGCTGATTTAATATATTTTAATAATAAATTTGTATCTTTCATCAATAAAGCTAAAATATAAATTGATGAAGGATAAGCTGAAATTGTTTCAGCTTTATATTCATTTATTATATCAACATAATCACGTATAGTATGTTTTGATAAATGATATGCCGATAAATATAATCTATTTAGTTCCTTATCTTCATAATAAAATGGTTCATTGCCCACTGGACAATATCTACGAAGCCATATAGTTTTTTTATGATACAAGCTAGAGCCATGACTTCTATAAGAGCGTTCAACAAAAGCCGCTTCTTTTTCAAAAGATTTTTTACTAACCTTTATTATTAGTTGCTCGCCAGTAGAACCACTTGTTTTTAAAATACGTGTTTTCTTTATTTTATCATTTATTATTAAATGAGCATTTTTCTTAACTATTTGTTTTGTCAATATAGGTAGCTTTTTTAAATCTTCGATACTATTTATATCATCTGGAGTTATATTTCTTTCTAAAAAAATATTTTTATAAAACTTTGTATTGTTATAAGCATTCCATAAAACTTCATTTAGTTTATTTATTTGATATTTTTTTATTTCTGCTAATGGTTTTTTTTCTGATTGAAGCAAAAACTTTTCATATTTTTTATATGTTGGTCCATAACGATAAGCAAATGGAACCGTTGAATAAATTATTTTTTTTATAAATCCAGGCGATTTTCTTAAAAATCTATTTACGCTTCCCATATTCCATTTCTTTCCAGTTATTCAATGGATTACATCTAATATGATTAAAAATTTGATAGTCCCAGTCTTCAACTATATTTTTATCTTCGCTACTTTCTTCAAACCATCGATGAGCTTGTCCCCAGTGAAGCACGGGAACTCTTTGATTTGGAGAAACAATTTTCCATCCATTAAGCTTGTAGTATTTTGATATGCTAAGATCTCCACCATAACCAGATAGCTTTTTTTCTACCTTTAAAGGATTTTCGTAAAAACTTTCCTTTGGCATTCCGCCAACTTGTTTATAAGCAGAACTTCTGTGTAATCCAAAAGTACAAGGCGAAGCGTCTAGTTCCATATTATCAATGAAATCTGTACCAACATAAGCTTTTCTTTTTTTCCAATCTACAACTTTAACTCCATAAGCGCCAGTTTGAGCTACTTTTTCATCGGACATAACATCTAACAATATCTCAATAGCGTTGTTAGATAACACTTTTGTATCATTATCCATAAAAATTGTAAATGGAGTATGAACTAAAGTAAAAGCCGTATTTCTACATTCTTCCGTGCATCCTTTATAAACCTGTGTAAACTCATAGTTAAATTTACTAGCGTATTCTAAAAAAACCTTCAAAGAAGCAAAATTACTGCCACCATCAGCAAGAATTATTCTTATTTCTGGATAATGCTTTCTTATTGCCCATATTGATGCCATTGTGAAATCAATATTATTGAATGTTGTCATTACTATTGAAACTAATTTTGATGTTTTCATTTTTTACCAAAATATTTATTTAGTATAAATGCTCTTTCGCTTTTAGTTTTGAACGAACTTTCAAAACCCATTCCCTGTTTTTTTATAACTTCTTCAATATTAGCTTTTGGCAATTCATTTATTACACCATCTGAGCAATCGATAAGATTGGAGGGATTATTGCCCCACAAGCGTAATAAATCATTTTTAAATCCTATGTCAACAGCCTTAGTTTTTGCATCGCCATATTGAATTATTTTTTTTCTATCTTCTTCTGGCCATGTTGATGGATTTCTTGGTGGCTTCTCTTCCCATTCTCCATTAGTTAATCTATAATACATAGAATGATGATAATCATCATTTTTCCATCCAAAATCTACCCCAACCAAAAATATAGGATTAAATCCCCAAAAAGAAGCAATAGAATAATTGCTATTTACAACACACCCCGTAACTCTTATTCCTATTTTTATCCAGGGAAATAAAAGTGGCAATATAACTTCTGAAAACTCAAGTCCTACATAATATCTTCGATAATAATATTTATTCCACTTCCACCATTTTATAGTTTTTGGTTCAGCATATGGATGAGTTAAAAGTGTTGTATTTTTCCATTCATATCCTTCAACATGAGCAAATAATCCCCAATGAGAATCAAAAGCATTTATATAATCAGGATCTCTTTCATGTTTTACTAATGATAAAGCATTTGATGTAGCGGCAAAAATAGCGCCATTCCAATTTTTTAAAAATGGTAACGCCCTATCTAAACTAGGCCCAGAGCCAATAATAATTGCTGGTTTATTTTTATTTACATTTATTTGAGAAGAGATGCAAATATTATTGTGAGAAACCCAATTTTCATCCACTTGAAAATCTTCTTTTATTTGTGGACAATTTTCTACTACATTATGATGCCATGTAGGAAGCCATTTTTTAAAATAGGGATCTTTCATAATATCTTTTGGATCTAACCTTTTGGAAGGTTGCTGCATAACTCTTTGTTGCTTTTGTCTAATTAATGGACGTTTTTTTCTTTTCTTTTTACTCATATATCAAGAATCTTGTTTTCCTTTTTATCTATAAATTTAGAACCAGAATAATTTTCTGCAAAAATCATAGCTTTTTTCATAGCTAAATCTCTAACTCTTTCAATTTTTTTAAGATAATGATTTATATTTAATCCGCTAACTATTGTTATATATGCTCTATCCTTTATTTTTTTATTTTCAGAGTTAGAAAAAACAACTTTAGCTCTTAATATTCCAGGAATAAATCTAGCGTTTGATACTCTACTAGAAATTCTATCCATCACCGGAGTAAAAATATCTTGATATTTATTTATTCTGCTTTTTCCTTTTATATTGTAATCAACATACATCGAAATAAGACAATTTTTAGTTGTTTTGTCTAGTTTGCCATATTCAAATTTAGGCAAACCTTCCTCAAGAAATGTGTCGGACAAATCTACAAAACCACCGCCAAAAATAACGCTATCAAGTTCTGATTGATCTATAGTTAGCGGAGAGTAATCATCTGAACTATATTTTTTAAGCAAGTTTATTAAATAGTCGGTTTTTTTAATAATATATCCATCAATATTTTCCCAATTATTTTCTTGCTCTTTTCTAAGTTTTTCATTATCAAAAATAAATACAGAAACTTTAGAAATAAGTGGCATTAAACTATTTAATGCTTGAACTGAATTTGCTAAAGGGGGATTGATTTCTTTTTTATATGGCATAATGCCAACAATAAGAACTTTGTTATTATTGTTTATTAAAATTCTTGATATCGGGTTTAGCGAAGAACTACCAGAACCTCCACCAAAAGAAGAAAATATTACAACTTTTTCATTTCTAACATTATCGAGTATTTCTTCTATTCTTTCAAAATTATTTTCCCAAATTTTAGCTCCTGTTCTAAATCGTTTTCCCGCTCCGTCTTCTGAAAAAGTATTAACATCAAAACTAGAAAAATTTATTGTGTCTTGATGAGCGGTGGAAAATAATATTGGCTTTTTGGTAAAAGCTGAAGCCAAAATCATTCCTGTATTACCTGTGCCGATTGTTGTCATTTAGTATCCTTCGTGAAACATCTCTTTGATTTTTTTTACTTTTCCTTTATATTGTTCTGTAGCTGCTTTCAGCTTATTTGTAGAATCACGTTCAAGAGCTTTTGTAGTTTTTTCAGTTAATTTTTCTATTATGTCAAAAGAAGTATCATCATCAAATTCTTTTTCTATTGTAAATACAGAAGAAGCGTCAATACTTTCATATTGCTTTCCTTGTATTTTAAATCCCATTGTTCCGCCTACTGTTATTTTCATATTATATCCTTTGCTATTTCTCGCAATTTACGTGGTAAATTATCAAAAATTCTATATTCTTTTTCTATATGCCCTGCTAAATCATTTAAAAAAACTTGATGATTTCTAAGTCTTGCTTTTTTACTTTTTGGATTTTCGTCCTCTCTTATTATATATCCAGAAGGGGGAAAAGGTTTTAACAACGGCTTTTTTGTTTGTGGCGGCAATTTATTTTTCATGTTTTTCCTTTTGATGCTTTTCCTTAAATAAATGAAATATTAGAGTTTCATAAACTTTTATTTGAACTGAACCAATATAATCTAAATCTAAATCACAATCAATAAGATGCCCGGTTCCTCTTAAAATAAATTTTTCTTTTATTTTTTCTAGTTCTGGAAAAACTAAAGCCCATAAGCATAAATCATTTCCTTGAGATTGAAAACTTAAAATTTTTGAAAATGCTGGCATTTCTATTTCAAATTCATCTGCAATTGGAATTTTATATTTCCAAACTGTTTTTATCATTTCCACCACCTATGCACATAATTTTCATTTTTAAAAATAACGTAATCAAATAAACTTTGTAAATATTTCCTATCAATATTTTCATTAGTTTTTTCTGTTTCAAAATAAAACTTTTGAATAGCCGTGATATTTTTTACATAAATTTCTATTTCTTTAAATCTTTTCTTTTCTTTATTTTCATTTCTTATAATACATTGAGCAGTCCAATTAGCACCATCTTCTAAAGTTCCCTCCCATTTGAATGGCTTAAGTCCTTCTTTAAATTCTACTAAATCTTTAAAAAATTTATCTATTTTCACTTATTCGTTCCCAAATATTGTTTTTTATTTTAGTCCATCGGTGAAGTAAATCTTTAAGTTTATTATCCCATAAAAATAATTCTATTTCATCTGGCTGAAATTTATTATACTCAATTGTTTTTTCTTTGTCAAGTATAAGTTGAGAAAATGGAAACTTTCTTAAATCAATTATATTTAAAAAACTTTCATAAATATTTTTATTATTTCCTTTTGCTATTACTTTATTCCAAGCAGATTTATCAGCTATCATTTTTTCAAAAGTTTTTATTCCTATTCTAAATAATCCAGGAATGTTATCAGAAATATCACCAACAATTGCTTTTTCTTCTAATATATATTTAGATGGCTCATAATATATTTTTTTTATAGGATGAAATTGACTTATTTTTTTTCCAAAATAATTTATAGTTTGCGACAAATCTCCATCACTAGAGATTATCAAAACTTCTTCTTCGGCATATTTTTTAGATAAAGAAAAAATAATATCATCAGCTTCAGCATTTTCAACTTCAATTTGCCTGCATGGATAATGGCTTAAAGCTTCAACTACTTTTGGAATAGATGACATTACATTCTTATAAGATATATCGCCTTTAGTTTTGTCTCGATTTCTTTTATAATCTGGAAAAATGGAGCGTCGCCACTCTAATGAGTTTTTTCCATCCCAACAAATATCTAAAACTCCAAACTCAGAAAAAATATAGTTCATTTTATTTAATAAAAAATGTAAAAAAAAGGGAATATCTTCTTTTAAAAATTCATCTCTATTTTGTTCTTTTTTTATTTGTATTTTGGCTGCGTAAAAAGAAATAAAAAATATGTTCATCATATCTACAAGTACTTTCATTTTTTTTGCCAACTTTCTGTCATTCTACTCATTATAGTGCCGCAATGCAGGCACTTATAAGAAATAACTTTTGATAATTTTTCAGTTATTATCATTTGTTTTTTGCAATGCGGGCATTTCATTATCGCCTTCCTTGATTTGGATGCCCTGGCGCTATTTTTCTATGTTTTATGCTTTTATTTATTTTAGCTTTTACTGTTTTTTTGGATTTGATTTTTAAAAATTTTTTAAAAATTTCTTTACTCATGCTATCTCCTATTCTTCTTTTCCAAATGCTCCGCCAAGTCCATACCTTAATCCAAGTTCGCCATTTTCTAGTTCAAAAATAATCGCAGTATCATAATGAGCTTTCTCTGTTATTTCATGATTTAATATAACTACTTTTTCTTTTCCGTTTTGTTTATATATTAAACTAAGAGTATCTCCTGGAAAAACATAAACATCAGTAATTTTTTCTTTTTTTAAAATTTTCATCTTATATCTCCTCTATTGTATCCAACAATGCTTTTTTCCATTTATCTGGTTCTGTTTTTCTACGTCTCAATAAATAACTTGGATGATACAATGGAAGCCATTTTCTTGCCGGATAATATGTATTGATAATAAAAGGATGATAGCGGTTCCACCAATTACCAGAAGTTTTACCAAGAGTTATAATCAATTTTGGTTTTACTTCGCGTATTTCTTCAATTAGATATTGCTGACAAGCTTGTATTTCGTCAAAAAACGGTGCTCTATTGTCTGGTGGGCGATGTTTAACTATATTGGAAATATAAATATCTTTGCGGTCAATTTCACATTCACTTAATAAAGTTGTAAAATATTTTCCGCATCGGCCAACAAATGGCTTTCCTACTTCCGCTTCGTCTGCACCCGGAGCTTCGCCTATAAAAAATAAATCTGCGTTGAGATTTCCTTCACCCCAAACCAGTTTGCCATTATCACAAAGATTACATTTATCACAAAAGTTTATTTTATTCATTCAAACTCTTCTCCAAGAATTTGCTTCATTTTTTTTAAAATTTTTTTATTTTGAAAAATCATAGCTCGCCTTGATATAAACTGAATTTCTGGCAAAAATGATTTATCTTCAAGTTCATTATACCATTTTCTAAAACTTTTACATATCGTAAATAAATACGTTTCAAACATCCCTCTTTTTATAAAAAAATGATTTTTTTTATCTTTAAAAAACGCCTCATAGTTTATATAATCAAACCCATTCTTTTTACTCCATTCTTTTATTTTTTTGTAAGTATTCAACAAAGAATTAGCTAAATCTTTTGTATTATCGCGATAAACAAACCTATGCTTATATTCTAAATACGTTTCCCAAGATTTTTTACTTGGAAGCATTGGTGGATAAATATCTCTTTCTTCAAATAAACTTAAAACAAAAACTCTAGCATTCCACTTAGGATCGCTAGCAAAATTATTAATAGTTTGTTCAAAGTATTTCCAGTGATTTTTTTTTAAAACATTTAAAGTACAATATGGACGTTTTTTGCGGTATTCTTGTAAAAAGCATTTAGCTAAAACAATAACTTCTTTATCCTGAAACATTTTCTTTTAAATATTCCTCAAAACTAGCCCAATCAATATTCATATGTTTTATAGTGCAACCAAAAATTCTTTTATCATTTAGCGGACACTCATAAAATACATTATTTACTAACTTATTAAATTCAACCTTGAGTTCACTAGAAATTTTTCTATGTGGACAATTTTTGCAACAATTATTCAAGTTTACTCCTTGTAAGAAATATAATACTTTTTTTATTCTTTGTCAAGTTTACTGCGATTGTTCTCCACCAATAGTTTTAGTGGTTCCAACAGTATTTTGAGCGATTGGAGCTTTAGGGGTTATAGAAGTTTTTAATCTTGCGTTTAGAGATTGAATATTTTTTTTTAGGTTTTCATTTTCCTCTTCTTTATCTTTTACTTTTTTATCTGCTTCGGCCATATTAACGTGAACATTATCCATTTCACTTTTTATTGTAGACATGGCATTTGCTATGTTGCGTTTAAATAAATTTATATCAAAAACCTCTTTTAATATTTGTATCATTTTCATATTATTCTCCTATATATAATTCTCATCATTATTTCCAAAATAATTCTCATCATCAAGAACCGGATCTAATGCTGGATCAGGTATTGGCTCCAACTCTGGCTCTGGTTCTATTTTAACTTCTTTTACTGGCTCTGGCTCAGGCTCAGCTTTGACTTCTTTTACTGGAATAATTTTTTTCTCTTCAACAATAGATTTTACTTCATGCAATTCATCAGTAGCTTCTGCTGTTGTTATAACCGACACTATTTTCTTTTCTTTCATTTTTGGAAGAAAATCAAAATCAGATAAATATTTTATTACAGTGTTTTTGGCGCCATCAAAACAATAAACTTTTTTTCCTTCCATAAGAAATGGAACAACCTCTTGCCCATCTTTTGTTCTTATTGGTTTATTGAATTTTAGCATATCTTTTAACCCCTTCCTTAAACAATCCTTTTTTATAAGCTACACTACCAATCTCAAATCCAAATACTTTTTTACCATCTTTAAAAAAACCTATTTGTCCAGGAGAGTTACGTTTTGATTGAAAAATTTCATTATCTTTAATTTTCATATTCAAAGATTTAGCAAAAGTTTTTTTTGTTTTACCCAATAAATTTAAATAAATCACCGGAATAGACAAATCAATATCAGAAACCTCCAACATTTTTTTCATTTCTTTTCCATTAAATTCTGGGCCACTTCCCCCTATTTTTATAGATGTTAATTTTGTAAATAAATCATCATCATTTAAATCTTTCTTAAATCTTTCTGGACTTGTTTGTTTTCCTACTATTCTTCCAGATGCCTTAGATTCAACAAAAACTTTTGATGTTTTTATATTAAAATCTTTCATAATTTTTTTTGCATCATCATTCAAAATAGTTCCAAAGTAAAAAATAAAATCTGGAAATTTTCCAACACCATTAGGATGTGAAATATAATGTGTTCCATTTTTTACTTTTGGTTCAGTAGAAGTATTTGGAGCTATCATTTTTATTGATAAAGATTCAACTATTCTTTTTTCTATATTTGTTTTAAGGCTTCTTTCATCTGAATGATTTAAATTATCGGCAAAATCGATTACTTCTTCTTTTACTTTATTGATTATATTATTATAAGTTATTCGTAAATTTCCAGCAACTAAGTCATTCAAAATATTTTTTTTAAAAACTATATCAATAGCCTTATTGATATGGTTAGAAAAACTTGCTTCCTTCTTTAATTTTATTATACTTTTTTTACTAATCAAATATTTAATAAGTTTTTCTTTATTTTCCGATGTTATTTTTAATACTTTAAAATCTTTTGGAACAAATATCGCTGAAGCTAAAATTATTAACTTTATATCATTTCTACCTTCAAAAAGATTTTTATTAGCAGAAATAAATTCCTTTAAAACCCCCAATAAGTTTAATTGAAATTTTTTAAAAAATATAGAAATTTTATGTTTTTTATTTAATTCAACTTGTTTATCAGAAAGAAAAGATTTTGAAGAAACGGGTGCTGGTGCAGGTGCGGCAATAGTAGCTACTGACGTTTCATTCAATAGCTCAATATAAGTTCTAATTTTCATATTTTTATCTTTACTATTTTTTTTCTAAAAAATGAAGACTTTCAATAGTAGAGAAAAATTTATAATTTCTATTATTATCCGCTTTATACCTCTTATGTTTTATTTCAAATAAATCATACTTTCCATATTTTTTAAAAATATTTTTTATATTTTCACCATTAATTAATCCTTCATTATTATATGATAAAAATATAAACTTAAAGTTAGCATTTCTTATTAAATCTTTTAAAACATCTTTTATTGTAGATTTTTTACAATATAAAGATTTATTATAATCTGGAAGTCCTGTTTTGCCACGTGGCATAAACTCTTTATATTCCGCTATTGTATTTAACAAATGATAGTTAGCTCCATATTGTCTTGCATTATATGGCGGATCTAAATAAAGAATATCTCCACTTATTTTTTTTATTAAACTATTGGCATCATCCCTATAAACTATATTATTATTTTCGCTTTCTTTAAAAACGCTTGGAACAACAATCATTTCTTTTAAAGCTGTTTTTTTTACTTTCTTTAAAAAAGCTCCATAAACAGAAGTCGTATTAGCTATTTTATCTGAACTTTCTAATAATGAGGCTAATAAATAAAAAAATAAATTTTCATTATCCCTATATTTTTCTATATTTATTCTTATTGCGTCTATCTTACTGGCATTATATTCTGTATAATAATTTCTATTACCAGCAGAAGAATAGTTATTGTAGATAAATCCATTTACATTTTTTAATTGATTTAGTTCTTGAAAATTAAAATCAATTTTTATATTATTTTGAATTAAATTTCTATTTAAAACATAACTATAATATTCCATATCATTAGATATTACTTTTGCTACCTTATTTTTAAAAAAATGTCCAACTATTCCAGTTCCTGCAAATAAATCACAAAATACTTTACTTGATATATCACCAATAGATTGTTTTATTTTATCATCTAAAAAATTTAATAAAGATAGTTTGCTGCCAATATAGTTCATGCTTCTCTAATAAACCTTTTTATTTTAAAAGCGTTATCAATCCAACCGCTCTGGCCAAACATTATTTTTCCATCCTCGCTTTTAAATAAATTCATTAGATACATCTTATTAGAAACAATATCATTTCCAATAACTTTATAATAAGAACTAAAAATTGGTATTTTTTCTTTGCTCCCAAACATATCTTGAATTTCTATAAAAGCCATTTCATTGCCATTTTTATCATTAAAAGATCTAGTTGAACTTACTACAACTGGAGTTTTTTTACTAACTTCCGATACATTATAAAATCCTAAATTAATTAATTTTCTTTTAGACATTTCGACAAAGGCATCTGTTTTATTTTTTGTAAACAAGGTTGTGAAAAAATTAAATCCATAACATTCTTTTTCATACTCTATCAAATCGCCTGTGTTAGTTTCTAGCCCTGGTATTCTATCAGCCTCTTCAACAATTGCCTTATAAATTGCTAATAATTTTTCTTCTATTTTTATGCTTTTTTTATTTTCCCAAAATTTATTAAATATAAATAACATTTTTTTTCTATTCTTGTCAAGCCAATCAAAAGTTCCAGCAGAAATAAGCGCTTTAATAACAGCACTAGTTATTATCCTACTTCTTGTTTTTATTATAAAATCAAAAAAATCTGAATAAGGAGCATTTTCCATTATCATAACGGCGGAACGATCGCTAATATTCTTTATTTTAGATAAAGGGAATAAGATTTGATTTTGTGTTGTTGGCTTAAAATAAATACTCGATTTATTTACATCTGGTTGAAGCACTTCAAACCCTTGGGATTTTATTGAATTTAATACTCCAATAAGTTTTTTATCATCTTCTTGAGAAGCAAATGAAGAATAAAAATACTTGCGAAAATACACAGATAAGTATATTGTCATCATAGCTATATAAGTATAAGATGTAGAATGAGATAAATTAAAACTATAAGATGAAAAAGAAATAAGATCATCAGCTATTTTTTTAGCCATAGCTTCATCTATATTATTTTTCATTGCTCCGTTAGTAAATTTTTTTACAACTTTCTTCCACTTTTTCAAATCTTCTGGATTTTTTTCCACTTTCCCGAGCTTTTTCATTAATCCACGAACTTCATCAGCTTCTTCCAGCGCAAAACCACCAACCTTATGAAAAATTTCCATAATTTCTTCCTGAAAAATTATTACATGATAAGTGTCTTTTAAAATTTCATTTACTATTTCTGGATATGGAGAAGGAGCGCCATTTTTTCTTTTTTCATAAATAGAAGCATTTTCAATTGGACCTGGACGAGCCATGGCATTTACCGCATTAACTTCATCAAAATTGTTTGGGTGTATATCTTTGACTAATCTTTTAGCTGTATTTCCAGTAAGTTGAAAAATTCCAATCATATTGGAATTTTCTAGTTCTTTATATAACAAAGGATCGTTTATATCTATGTGATATAAATGTTCTTTGAACTCTTGCTTTGTTATTTCTTTTATTACTTTTATCATTTTCTAGGTCCAGGTCTAGGCCATTTAATTCGTTTAAAAAAAGCAGGTCTTTTTTTCTTTTTATAAAAAAGTGAAAAATAAACATAAGTTTTATTTGAGAAAAGCTCAATCAAATTTAAAACCTTTTTATACCCAGAGCTCTTGTAAATGGGAAGGAACATATTTTTCTCCTATTCCTTTTTTAAACACTATATAATCTTCAGCTTCAAAAGACATAAATTTGGCTATTCTTTTTCTATTGTTTTCTTTTCTAAGAATTTCAAGTATTCGATAAGTTGAATTTTGCCATATAAAAGCAAAAACATTTCTTTCTGGATCACATTTCCCAGCCTGTATTTTAGTCCAAAAATTTACCAAACATTCTTGTCTTATATCTTCTTTTATATGTAAATCATAAATTTTAAATCTTCTAGAAATTATAAAATCAGAAATTTTTTCAGCTTTGTCAAATACATAATCCCAATCTTCTTCTATAAACTTATTTTTAAGTTCTTCTTTATTAACGTTCAGCAAATAATATACCTCTATTATATTATTATAGAATATATATTATTCCTTGTCAAGCTCTTCTTTAAATGTTCCTAAAAAAGAAGTAATTATTTTATAATCATTAAAAATCTTTCCAACATGAAAAGAAATAAGTTGTTTATTCATTTCATCGCCAGCTTCAAGTATTTGAGTCTCTATAGCATTAATAGAAGCCTGCATATCAATAAATTTTTCTTTAACTATTATATCTATTTGTTTTTGCGTTAGCATTTTTTCCTCTCTTTTTTACTCTCATAATTTCTCTATTTCTTTATTAATGTAAGATTCTGGCACGACCTTAAATACATTATCTTCTTCTATTAAAAATAATTTTTCCTCAATCATATTTACGGTTTCTCTAATAACATCCATTATAGAAATTCCCAAAATATCAAACTTTACAATACCAAACTCATCTAAAACTTGCTCTTGTCCACTTTCAGGAAATGCCGTACACATTTCTCCACTAACTCTATCTACTGGTATTAATTTATAAATCGGCTCATCAGATATGACAATTCCACCAGCATGTTTTCCGGCTTGTCTTGTTTTATTTATAAAATAAGGAACCATTTCTAAAACACTTTTATTTTGCTCATAAAATTTATATTGCTCTTGAAAATTTTCTTTTAAATTTTCTACATTTTGTTCCCAAGTTAGATTTTTTTCTAATACTTTTGTAAATTCATTTGATCGCCCATAATCAACTTTATAAATTCTAAGCAAATCTTTCGCAGCGGAAGATGGGCCTAACTTAGTAAAAGTTCCAACATGAATAACTCTATCTTCACCATATTTTAGTATAAGATATTCTTGTATCATTTCCTTTCCTGCACTTGAAAAATCTGTATCGACATCAATTCCGCCACTACTACCCTTAGAAACAAAACAAGTTTTCAAATCCTCATCTTTAACTTTATTTGTTATTCCTAATAAAAATGGTATTACATAGTTATTTTTTATTTTTTTATTATTTAATTCTTCATAAAGATTTCTACCATTATCGTAATAACGTTTAGCCATTATTATTTCTTTACGGTATATTTTTTCATACTGAGGATATTGCTTTATTTGTTCATCGCAATGCTTTTTTAGTTCTCTATAAGTTTTCATAATCCTAAATTTCTTTTTACCCACTGTGTTCGTAACTTATTTCTATTGACCCATTTATAAAAAGTATTATGTTTTAACATTATTTCTATTATCCAATATGTTGACGAATTTTTAAATATTTGTATAAGTATTCCAACCTTTTTATTTTCTTTAAATCTTTTATAGCTAATCATTTATTAAACTTCATTCTTCAAAATAATCTACTACTAAATCTGGTGAGCGTGCTTGAGATAAAAATCTTTCAAACAATAAGCCATATTTTATAGGATCTATTGTAGTTATTCCCAATGAATATAAAACAAGGCTTCCTGCTCCACTCCCTCTAGCTGGGCCTTTATAAATTTGCTTTTCTTCTACAAAACTATAAATATCTTCTAAAATAAGACAATAACTACTAAAACCTTTTCTAATAATTACTTCTAATTCATGTTCTAATCTTTTTTTATATTCGGCTGGAACTTTATCGAATTTTTTTTCTAGACCTTCTTTTGCTTTTATAATAAGTTTGCTATCATCATTTCTAGATGTTTTTGGAATATGAAGTTTCGCTCTTGAGGGAATCGTATAACTACATTTATTTGCTACATCAATAGAATTATGGCACCATGAAATTATATCTTCTTTTTTATATCCGTAATTCCATCTATCATTGAACTCAATATAATCTTTTATATCGTGATAATATAGTTCTTTACTTTCAAGTTGAAATGATAAATTATCGATTGTAGATTTATCTCTTATAGCAATCGATAATGTTTGTAGTTTATCTTGCCCCTTTTCAAGATAATGAACATCACCAGTAAGAACTACTGGAACCCCAAATTTATTGGCCATTTTTATCATAAAGTCATTAGAACTTTGTTGCCCTTTTTGTAAATTATCTATTGGCCTTGTTAATTCATTTAATTGTATTTCTGTATAAAAGTTTTTTCCAAAAACATCTAAATATTTTTTATATAATTCGACGCTTTCATGAATTTTTTCTTTTCTATATAGTGAAATAAATGGATTTGCTAAACAAGCTGTTCCAACAACTAACCCTTCTGAATGCTCAAATAGTTCTTTTTGTAAAATTCTTGGATTATAATAAAAATGAGAAGTATCTTTCATTGAAAGATAGTTTAAATAAAGTAAATTTTCATAGCCAATTTTGTTGCTGGCTAATAAAACTATATGATAATTTTTTGTTCTTATTCGCTTTTCTTTTTTGCCTTTTTTTTCTATTTCTTCAAGCTCATCAACTAAATACATTTCAACACCAAGAATAGGCTTTATTCCATATTTTAGACACTGTTTTTGATGTTCATAAATTCCATTCAATCTGCCATGATCAGTAATCGCAAGAGCTGGATGATTATATTCAACGGCTTTTTTTACATAATCTTCTGGCGAAGCTACAGCATCGAGACGAGAACCTATATGCGTGTGAGTATGCAATTGAACGAACATATTAATCTTCTTTAGAAAAAATAATAAAATTTGCTGGTACAATAAGAGTGAAAAATATAACTATAACAAATATACCACCAGCTATAAATTCTTTATTAAAAAAACAAAGAACGCCAACTACAAAAAATGCTAAAGAAAGAATTGCAACAAGTATTTTTAAATACCACACATAGACATTCATTAAAAAATCAAAATCTATTTTAAACATATTATATTATCTCATTATTTTTATTTTTTGTCAATAAAAAAAGGGGAGAATGCCTACCACTATGCACCTCCCCCAAATTATTAGTAAACGCCGGTTTTCAGCATTCATTGATATAATTGCTCTTTCCCCTTGAATATTTTTCCATACCCTTCTATTTTATACTAATCACTTTGCTCTGCCACTGAGCTAGGGGGCCTCTCAAACCTCTTTTTCAAAAAGTTTCAGAGGCCCCCGCCGGGCTCGAACCGGCGCACAAGCTTGTTTTGCCCGAAAGCATTAGAAGTTATGTACTCAATCTTTTCAGTTCAAAAGACTTCTTTTAAAGCTACAGAGTCGAAACGCTGAAGCTTATTGTAGGCGATATCTTTGGTCGCCTACTTTATGCTAAGTCTAAAACTTAGACTAGCTCTATTTTTTATAATATTTCTCCATTTATATAATCAAAAATCTTTTTGCCAACCTTGGCTTTTACCACCTCTACTCTATTAGCTTTAGCTCTTGCTCTTTTTACTTTATCTATTAAAGTATCAACTTTTCCAAGAAGTTCTGATTTTTGAGTTGGTGTAATCTTTCCTGATTTATAAGTTGTTTCGTATTTACCAACTTGCTTATCAGTAGAGATTATTTGAACTTGCGCAGGGTGTTCTTTTGTTGCTTCGGATAATACCAAAGGCGTATGTAATTTTTCAGTTCTATATTTAACATCCGATTTAGATGTATAAATATTTTTTCCATCTATTTTAGATGGTTCCCAAGATTTAGTTGGGTCTAAGGTTGGAATAGATTTATACACATCTCTAACTTTGATAAGCTGAGTTTCTAATGCCAAAAGTGAAGTAGCTGAAAGCTCTCCAAAAGAAATTTCACCGACTTTTAGTTCTGCTTTAGCTGTTCCGCTACCATTAGTTTCTTCTTTGCTTAGCTGAGCATCTATTCCAACTATCATTGCTTTTTGAGTATAATTTATTTTATCTGACACGGTCGTAACAACTTCCTTGATTTCTGCAGGGATTTTTGCTCCTTTTTCTTCATCGTAAGGGGTATACACCTTTACGATACCATCAAAATGCTCTGACTTTTTTTGAAAAGTATTAATAGCTTCAACAGCTATTCGACCAGCTTTTGTTCTCCTATCATTTTCAACCGCTAATAGTTGATGTAGTTGATTTTTTTCCATTTTTTCTCTCCTTTTTTTATCACTTTCTTATAATAAAATATTTTCTATTTTTTGTCAAGCTTTTTCAACGTAAAGATAAAAAAAAGGATAATTTATGAAAACTTTAAAAAAACAAATACTTGAAGGATTTGTTTTTATAAGCGAAGTTGATAAACTTGAAGAAGTTGTTAAATCACTAAAAAGTAGAATTCTTAGAGAAAAGCTAGATATTAAAAGACCAGAAAAACTTAAAGGAAATATAAGACTTTCACACTTTAAACAAAAAAGACAAAAAAGAATAACAGGTGGAGAACGATCGCTAAAACTTTTAGAAGAAGCTTTAAAAATTTTAAAAAAATATTTTCAAATGGAAAACTAATATGAAAAAACTTGACATAGACTTTATAAAAAAAGAGCTAATAAGTGAAGCTTATGACTTTACCAATAAAAGACGAGAAAAAGCTATAACTTCAAACTATAAGCAAGCTAAAGTATTTTTAGGCGCTTATGGAACACCAATAGCAAAAGATGTGATTTCAAAAATTAAAAGTGGCGAAGATGTTTCAAAAAAAGAACTAGAGAATACATTATTAGCCATTCATATATTTAAAAAACTTGGAGCAAGCAAAAAAAACTATAAAGTAAAGCAACAGGCAATTGACGTTTTAAAAAAGAACGGAATTGATTTAATAACAAGAACGGAAGATGATGAAAAACTTCTTAAACAAGCACAAAAACTTTTTAGAAAAAAACATAAAATTGCCAATCCAGAAAAAGAAATAACCGAGCCATCCGCAGAAACTCCTACAGAAGCACCGGCAGCGAAGCCAGACGAAATCGAAGAGCCCGAAGACGAAGAACCTGAAGAAGCCGAGCCAGAAAAAATTGAAAAACCAGAACCAAAAGAAAGTAAAAAACTTTCCGTTAGCTTAATCGTGCAAAAAATAAATACTATGAAAAAAGAAACAATGGAAAAATTTGCTAACAAGTTCGATATACCAGTTGCCGAACTAATGACAATGATTGAAAGCGAAGAACTGAACGAAGAAGCATCAAAATTTAAGGTTGGGCAAATTGAAAGATACTTAAGAAAATTCAGTAAAACTATGGATACTCTTGCAAGAAAAGCAAGAGAAATGCCAAGCACAGCTCAAGACAGATTACATTCAGCAGAAACAGAAGCGTCAAAAGCGTTTTTTAGATCAATTAGATTAGCATCTCCAAGTGCCTTAAATATACTAAAAGGAAGAATACAAGAAACTGGAAAAGGAACCATTGAAAAAATAAAAGGCGTATCTCAAAGAGCAAGCGAAAAAATAAAAGCATCTCCAACAGCTCAACTAGCAAAATCTAAATGGGAACAAATGAAAGAAAAAGGTTCAGCCACATATAAAAAAGCAAAAGAATACGGAAAAGAAAAAGCTGGTCAAGCGTTTGAAAAAGTAATCTCAAAAGCAGAAGCAAAAGGCAAAGGCGAAAAAGTTCCCGAACAAAAAGCGCCAAAAGAAAAAACTGACGGATTTTCAAAAATGGTGAATAAAATAAAAACCTTGTCGCCAAAAGAAAGAAAAAGAATTCAAGATGAAGAAAAACGAAAAAAACTTCAAAAGAAATTTATAAGCGCAAAAAAAGAACCATTGCGGCTTCCATCTCCAAAAGTTAAAATCTCTAAAATTTAATTACTGTCTCCGCCAAATTCTTCCCCATCGATAGACTCTAACATTTCTTCTATTCCATCAAAAGAAACAAAATCCTTACTAATGCCTTTTATCATTTTATAATCAGAAACAGCTGCTGCTATTTCATCCAAATCCAAATCAATTTCGCCATTTGAAACAATTCCACCAGTTTCAGCTAAAATTTCTTTTATTTTTTCCGTATCTCCGGCCATTTTAGCTAATCTATAATCATTCCAAGATTCTCTAAAGTATTCAAACAATTTTGTAATGCGAAAAGCCATTCCGTTTTTCATTATAATAGTGCCAAACGTATCATAATAATTCATCATGGCCATTTTTCTATAAATATGTTTTAAAGCTTTGTTTGTCATATTCATTATCTTTTCCTATTTTGCAAATAAGTATGAAAATCCATCTTTTTTTTCTGCTGTTATTTGATTAATGAAATTTTCTTTATATTCTTCGCGATGCGATATAACTATTACAGAATTATCTTTTGAAAAGTTATTGATTATATCAAGAACAGATTTTACACCAATCTGATCTAAGTTCATATCCAAGATTTCATCAAATATTAAAAGATTTATAGAAGCAGAAAAGAAAGTTTTAACCAAAATAAATAAAGAAAAAGCTATAGCAAGATCTAATCTTGTTTTTTCTCCAGATGAAAATGAATTAAAATCAACAATAGATTTGTTTATAGTTATTTTTTCATTTAAATCCTTATTAAATCTTATTTTTATTTCATCGTTAAAAAATAAAGGTAAATAAAAATTAATTTTATCATTAAACAAATTTATCATTTTATCTATAATAAATCTTTTTATTCCACCTTCTCTATTTGAAAGCAAGTTTTGTAAAATACCATAATGAAAATCATTATCTTCGACTTTTTTTATTTCTTTCTTTACTTCAATAATAGCTTTTTCTAGTTTTTCAGTTTTACTCAAAATGTCATCAATAAATTTTCTATCATAAGAACTTTTAGCCTTTTCATTTATTAAATTTTTTTCATTTTTTATTTCTATTAATCTTTCTTCTGAACTTTCTATTTGGTTCTTTAAATCATTTAAAAAATCATCAGCAAAACTTGATTTTTCTACATCTTTTTCTATAATCTTCTTTTGTAAAAATTTTATTCTATTATTAATGTTTTCATTAAAAGCTTCTTTTTCTTTTATTTCTTGAGATAATACTATTTGTTTTTTATCTAATATACTGGCTTTGCCCTCAAGACCTTTTAAATAATTTTCTTCATATTTAGAGCTTTCTGGCAAAACTTCTTTTAATGGTAAAATCTTTTCTATTTCTGAATTAATAACATCATTACTTTTTTTTGATAGTTTAATGTCATTTAATAATTTTTTTTGCTCAACCGCTAACTCAGCTATTTCTTCTTCCTTTTCTTGAATTATGCCATGGTTTATTGATACATCTACCTCTTGTTTGCAGGTTGGACAAATATCTATATTATTTTTTATTTCATTTATATTGATAAATAATTTGTTTAATTCTTCTTTTATTTTTTCTATACGATTTTGTTCATGTTGAACAACAATAATTTTATTTTGTAATGCTAGTATTTTGTTATCTATTTCTGTATTTTTATTAAAAGTTTCGTTATAGTTATCGATTTTTTGTAATTCTGAAACTATATCTATTTCATCGATTACATCTAATTCTTCTTTTGTTTTATTATAATTTTCAATAATCAAATTAACATTTATCAAATTATTTTTTTCTTTTGTTATTTCTTCATTTATTTTATTATTATGTTCGGTTATTTCTTTATATTCTTTATTTTTATCTATTTCCTCAGTATGGTTAATTTTACATAATGAAAATAATCTAACCTCCAAATCTTTTTCTTCTACATTTAACTCTTCACGTTTTTTCTTTAAATCTTCTAAGGTCTTTTTTATTTTTTCTTTATAGTTTGTTAAATTTTGATTTAAAGCTTCTAAAACACTTTCCGCCTTTGCTTTTTTATTATTTTCTTCATTAAAATTATCTTGAATAAATTTTCTTTCTTTTTTTATAGCTTCATAATAAATAGAAATTGGCTTTAAGTTTAAAACTCCATCAAAAATTTTTAATCTATCGCCACCTCTAGATCTTAAAAAAGAAGTATAAATTTCTGAAGAAAATACCATAGAAGAAACTATAGCATGATATGGTATTTGTATAATTTCATGTATTCTATTTTGAGTATCTAACATATTTCTTAATGTAATATTTTCTTTATTTTTATATAAAAATAATTTATTGCCATGTTCGCTATGATTTCTATATCTAGTAATAATATATTCAATATTTTTTTCAGAAAAACTCATTTCAGCTTCGCAATCTTTTTTTGTAGTTCTATTAATAACTTCATCAATAGGGGCCAAACTTTTCCCATATAAGCACCAAAGAATAGCATCTATCATAGTTGTTTTGCCATTACCATTCTGGCCAATCATTAATCGAATGCTTTTATTGTTAAAATCTACCCTAGTGTAATAATCACCATAAGATTTAAAATTTTTCCATTTTATATAGTTAAATATCATTTATTTAAAACCTCCTAAAGCATTCTTTTAATGGATAATAAAGTGATATTATTTTACCATACCTGATAACAAATAAATTGTATTTTTTATTTATTTTTATATTAAATCCTATACTTGTATAATCTGTTGCAAATATTTTTACTAAATTACTTATTTTATCTAACATTTTTTTCCCCATCTATAAGTAGGCGACATTTCATCATCATTAGTATCATGCACCGACATATTATATGGAAAAATAACTAGACCAAAAGTGTTAAAAAAAGTATGATAAATTGGTATTCGCATTAAATTATAATCATTATTTAAAAAAAACAGCCTAGACAAAAATTTTATTTTATTTTTTTTATTAAGACTTACTTTAAAAAACAATTTATTTATCCTTTAAGCTAAGAGGTTTTCTTTTAATAAGACTTCTAGTTTTATATATTTCTCCAGATGGATGAACTGTAATAAATCCATCATCAACACCAATGCGAACTGTATGAACTAAGCAATTTTTAAAAAGTTCAATTAAAGCTGGTATCCTATGTTTTATTATTTTTGTCATACTTCTTTAGAAATCTTATCAAATATTTTTATTAATTTTTTATTGTCTATTTTTTCGTTATCAATATTTTTAATATAAGTATAAATAATATCTTGCATTGACATAGACATATCAACATCATTAACATTTTCAGGAACTTCAATTTTTTCTATGATACTTTCAAAATCTGGAACAACATCTAATGCTCCCTTTTCATATAATATATATTTCAATTTTAAAAATTCGTCTATCTTTTTATCTATTTTTATACGAACGAATTTATTTTTAAAATTTATATTTTCTAAATTTTTTATATCATTTATAGAAATTTTTAAAAATTCTGGCGCACCTTTATACTCAATAAATTTCCACTCCTCTCTATCGGTATCTAATACAACAAAACCTTTAGCAGTATTAGCTTCATTAATATTTAATTGATAGGGGCTTCCAATAAAAATAATATTATTTTTTACTTGATGTTTATGAAAATGCCCAGAGAAAACAAATTTATATCCAGAAAATAACTCTCTCCTAAAAGCAATTTTTTCATTTACATGATAGTTGTTATCAAATGTAAAATCAGCTATAGCTAAATGAGTAAATAAAAATGAAGTAATGTCCTCTTCTGGCTCTAAAATATCTCCCTCATTTTTTGTATAAGATAAAGAATATTCTAATTTTCCTTCCCTGCTTTCAACTTCGCTTTCTTTTATTATTTTTCCAAATGGTTCAAAAGATTCAACAATAGAATCATTTCTATCAATTGAATAAATATCATGATTGCCTAAAATAAACGTTAAAAACAAATCTTTACTCATTTGACTAAACTTTTTATGAACTGGAATAAAAGCTTCATTATAAATTTTAGAAGATTTTTCAAACATATCACCAAGAAAATAAATCTTATCTATTTCATTTTCTTTACAATAACTAGAAATATAGTTTAAATACTCTATTCCTATATCTACAAAAATTCCTTTTTTTATATGCAAATCGCTTGTAAGCAATATTTTCATTTATCTTCCCTATGCAAAAGACATTCTACAAAATTAAAATCAATTATTTTAATACTTGTTTCTAAAGAAAACTGTCTTGACATATCAAAAATGCTAAGATTATCAAATAAATGAACAAGAAACTTTATTTTTTTATTCATCTAACAAAAACCCTAAAAATTCTTTTATTACTTGTCTATCGCTTTCTTTTTCACTTTCGCTCAAATCATTATAAATAGTATTGATTTGTTTTTTCCATCTAATAACTTTATCCTCTGGAATAATAACACCTTCATCATTTTGAGATTGAACGCAAACTGAAAACATATATTTCATCCAATGCGCCCATATATCATGCTGAATATTTGCTAATTTTTCTAACATTAGTTTATCCTTTTTTTTATTGTTTGTCAAGTTTCACTTGCTTTAACTTTTGAAGAAATGGAATGTAATTAAAATTAGCTTCCTCTTCATCATAATCATCGAAAACTTGAATTTGTTTTATCATATCGCCGAGAATTTCTTTTTTATTATAAGCTATGCTTTTGCGAAGAATATTTTCGTACAATTTTTCATCAAATTTTTTTTTATTTTCTAACTTCGCAGAAAATCTTTTTACAGCCGTATCTAATTTATATTCCATTTGTTTATGTTCGACTTTCTTTTTTTTCTTGAATAGACTGAGCATTTATCCCTCCTTCATCTATAATAATAAGTCCAAGTGGAAGTATATCATATAAATGATATTCATCAACTAGATTCCAAATAACTTTATCACGTTTTTTTATACATTCTATTTTTAATAATGGTCTTGAATTTTTTAATGACCAACATTTTTTAAACTCATTATTATTTACGTTGCTATACTTAAAAATTGATCTAGGCAATATTTTATCTATTCGCCAAACAAAACCATAATTTTTCCAATTCATATTTGCTGTAAATTGCTTTTCAAGATGATTTTTTAGTTCTTTTAATGTATATCCCAATAAGCGTTCCCATGCTCTTCCATGTTTGCTGTTTTTTATTGCGCGATAAATAGATGTATTTATATTTTTATCAAATCTTTTTCTACTGCTTGATAACCTTACTCTAAATTTTTTCTTACTTCTGCATTTTTTACAAACATTTTTATGTCCATCTTTTTTATTAGAATCTATATGAAAACAAGAATAATCTTTTGACTTATTACACTTTATACATTTTTTCATATACATAACTTTACAAAAAGGACAAAAGTTAGTCAGCGCCTTCTTTGATTTTGCCAAAACTAAACGATAACAAAAAGATAATAACAAATAACAAATAAGGAGAAAAATATATGGCAACAGTAATATCAAGTAGCCAATCATCTACACTTGAACCTTTAAGGAAAAATAGATGGGTCATGAGCTTCACTACTATTCCTGGCGGTGGAAATGTATCAAACTTGACTTTTTGCGCTCACACATGTGCAAGACCATCAATTGCATATGCTGCTACAGAAATACAAAGACTAAATGAAAGATTTTACCATGCTGGAAAACCAACATGGACAGAAATGCCAATGAGCTTTTATGATTATATTCAAGGAGCCGGTGGAGTATCAGAAATCTTGTGGAACTGGAATCAAAAAGTATATTCGCCAGTAACTGGCGCAATGGGATTTAAAATTGAATATTCAACATCAGGAACATTAGCCATGCTGGATCCAGCTGGTGGAGTTGTTCAAATATGGAACTTATTTTATATTTGGCCAATGAACATAGCCTGGAATGATTTAAGTGCTGATGATGAAGGGCCTGCTGAAGTAAACGTAACATTTAGATATGATTATGCAATTAAAGGTGTTGATGTAGATACAACACCGAGCACAATATAAATATTTTTAAAATAGGAAAATAAATGATAAGCTTAAAAGAATTTTTGGAAAAAAACATTCTTGTTGAATCTGTTGATTCAGATACGGCAAGAGCGATTGTTAATCAATCAAAACATAAATCTTTTGGTTTGACAAATTTTAAAATAAGTAAAAATAAACTTAAAGTTGAACATTCTGGCAATATGGGCAATTCTATTAAAGATGTCAAGCAAAATGCTAAAAAGTTTTTTGGATTTGATGTTTTTAAAAAATTAAAACTTTTATCAGAAAAAGGAAGTCCAGATTATCTTTATACAGCTACGTTCAAGTTAGAGCCTTTTAAAAAAGTATAAATTCTAAAATAGCCGCTATGTAAAAGTAGCGGCGATTATTATATTTCGGCAGGCTCTAGGCAACTAGAGCCTTTTTTATGCATAAAAAAGGCGCCAATTAAGGCGCCTATATAAAAAAGGGGGTCGTCTTATTTATTTTAGCTTATAGTTATCTTTATAGCTTTAGGTTTAATTTCTTCCTTAGCTGGAATCATTACTGTCAAGATTCCGCCTTTTAGTTTGGCTTCAGCATCATATTCTTTATATTTTGAAGAAGGAACATAATAACGTTCTTCTACTTTAGAATGTCTTATTCCCCTCCACAAATAATGTTTTTTATTTTCTTCTTCTTTTTCAATCTTTACAATCATATAATCATCAATAAAATTAAGATTTATGGCACTTTCTTCATATCCAGCAACAGCAAATTTAAAAACTAAATCTTTATTTTTTTTTACAAAAATATCTACTGGTGGATAAGAAGGACAAGAATAAAGCGGTTTATAAGGATTAGAATCCCACCATTCTTCAATATTATTAAACATACCTTCAAATAGATTAAAAACGTTAGCTCCAAAATCTATTGTTTCTTCTCTAGGCCCCATATTGGCAACCTCCTATATTATTTATAAATCCTCTATACAGAGCGATTTTTGTTTGGACGTCTCTCCGATTCATCCATATATAATATTACATTGTTTTTTATTTTTTGTCAAGCTTTCCTTTTTTAAAAGCCGCCATGTTTCCTATCATTGTTTCAAATTTTGCCATAGCTCTTTCTGCTTTATCTTTTGCTTCTTCTTCAGAAAAACCTTTATTTTTAAAATATTTCATTAATGAAGACATATTTAATAAATTATTTGATTTTCCAGAATCTGTTTCAATTAAATTTTTTAATTTCATTTTCTTATTCCTTGTTCTTCTCTCCATTTATTAGCAGCATCATTATTTACTGGCCAATTCATCCATCTAGCTATTTTTTTCCATAATGTTTCTGCTTCCGCTCTTGTTTCTGAAAAATGTTTTGTATTGTCTATAGTATAAAAATTATTGCCAAACAGCGATCTAAATTTTTCCATATTTTTCCCAACATCGCTATGAATTTTTTTAACTATTTTTGGCTCTAGCTTTCTTTTACGAGCTAAATTTCTTTCTTGAGCTTTTTCCAATCCAGTTTTTACAAAAATTGCTTTTACTTCATATCCAAGAGTTTCAAGTTGTTCTTTCATATTTTTAGTTGCTTCATAGTTTCTACCAGTTCTATTCATAGCAGCGGGTAATCTTCCAGCTAAAGAACTTTTTTCTATTTTTTTTGTTTTTTCATAAGCTGCTTTATCTATATCACCAAATCTTTGCCGCTTCTGTTCTCCAGTTTGCTTACTATGATCCATTGGGATTTTTCTTTTTTTATATAAAAACTCTCTAATTTTATCTGGATCAAGATTTCTAAAATTATAAAGAAGTTTCTTTTGAATAAAATTTTTTCCGGAACCAGGTCCGCCTATCAAAAATATAGCCTTGAAAAGCCATTTATCATGAATGCCTTCTGTTAATTGCTTAAATTTCATTTCTTTTTACTCGGTAGTTTTTTAGATTTAGATATTTTTTTTGTAGGAATTGGTTTAGGCTTTGCTATTCGATGCCTAGGCTTTGCCTTTGGTTTGCGCATGCTAAATTTGCCAAATTCTATATTTCTTTTAAATACAATAAAAAAAATACAAAGCATTACTATTCCCAAAAACGCCCATTGAAAATATATTGGAAATGTTGAAATCCAGTCGAAGAAATTCAATTATACCATCCTTCCAGTCATTATAAATTTTTCCCATTTTTTTCTATCAAACTTTGCTATATTAGCTTTTACACTTTTAGCAAATTTCTTTTGCTTGTGTTCGCCAGATATATCAGATTTAGTCATTTTTTTTGCCACTAATCCAATAGCATAGATCAAAGCAAATATATAAATTGTTTTTAGAGTTAAAGTTAAAGAATTCCATTGAATGTCATAGTTATATTCAAACATATTTGAAACACGAGATCTTACTTTTTTTCGCAATTCATTCGGTATTAAATATTTAAACCATTTGGCAGCTTTTTGTTTTGAATCCATATATTCCTTAAATTTTCTAATAATAAAATTATTAAATCCAAAAGAGTTGGTAGTTAAAACCATCATTGGAACTTTAGCTTTAAATCTAAATACCTTACTAAATCTAGAAAACTCAGTTTTAGGTCTAATATTAGCTGTGGCATCTTTTAGCCATTTTTCAACATTAAAATCAAACTCAGCTGCTTTGTGAGTAAATTTGATAAGTTCCATATATTTTAAGTCGCTATAAAACATATTAGCTAATATAGCTTTTTTCAAAGAAATCATATCAATTTTACTTGGAGATAAAACCAAAGTAGGATTATATCTTTGCTCTTTAGTTAAAATACCAACTACATAAACAATTCTATATGTTTTTCCAGTATCGCGAGTTAATAAAAAAGTAAGATTAACATCATTTTTACTTACTTTAATTCTAGAAATATTTTGATTTATTCTTAATGTTTGTGAAAAAGCTCGCCCATATATCATTTTTTAACCGCAATGTTAAGTTTTCTTTCAACTCTCTTCAATAAGAAACCTATTTCTTCTAAATTTCTTTCAGCGTTTTCCGGATCAGATTTTTTATATTGATCTATTAATTTTTCAAGTCTTGCGCTATCATGTTTTGGATCATCAACATTAGTGTATTCAGATTTCATTATTTTTGTTGCTATTTTTTCAATATCATCAATATCTATTATTCCAGTTGGCTCTACTTCTTGTCCGATAATTTTTTGTAAAGAAATGTCTCTTCTAAATTTTATTTGTTTTAAAATATTAGCATATTTTTCAACAACTTCTTCATCATTTTGATCTCTCATTTGTCTTGCTAAAGCGGAAGCCTGTATTTTAGCATTTCTTAATTCAGCCATAGTGTCATATTCTATCGTAGCTATTTCACGAATCCTTCTAACAAATTCATCTTGCGGTAAATAATCTTCTCTTGACTTTAGTTTTTTTGTTTCTTGCTGTAGTTCTTCTCTAGTTTTAAAAAGTTTTTTTGGAGTTTCAAGTTCTTTAAATGTAATTAAATTGTTAATCAACCTATATTTTTTTAGTCGTCCTAAATCTTCGGCTGTTATAATCTTTCCTAACTTTCTTTCAAATCTTTTTACTTCATTTTCTATTTGTTGTTCAGCTTTTCTTAATTTAGGAGAACGTTTCATTGAAATTGGTTTTTCAAGAAATTGTTCTGGCGTAATCTTTAAATAATAATCTTTTATATCTCCAGAAAAAACTTTTATACTAGGACGTTTAGCCCAAATCATTTTTTCTTTATTGGTGAATTCAACGCCTTTTTTTCCTTTAACTAGTTTAGTAAATTCGCTACCTTTGCGACCGCGAACTTTTTCTAACATTTCATCAATGATAGACAAATAAGTTTTTTTGAAAACATTTAACTGACCCGGGCGAGTTAGTTCTTTCCAAATTTCCCTTGAGAAGAAATATTTACCCAGAGCCGCATTAAAACCACCGCTTTTTTTAAATTGTTCTTCTTTTGTTAAATCAATCGCTCTTCCAGATTCAAGCTCTTTTGTTTTTTTCATTAGTTCTTGAGCCTTAGCAAAATCTTCTGGAGTTAACGATTTTTTAGAGCGCAGTCTTTTTAGTTCGTCTTTAATTGATTTTCTTGTTGACATTAAAGAATCATAAGTTTTTCTTAGTTCGTCTCTTGAATATCCACCAAATTCCTCTTCCCCAACATCAAAAGATCTATAAACTTTATTTGCTATGCTATATTCAGGTTTCTTTCCAGAAATAAATCCTTTTTTAAGGTTTTCAAGGTTTTTAATTCTTTCACTTATTTCGCCTAACTTAGCTTGAGATTCTTTTGATTTTCCAAAAAATTTCTCACCACGAGATTCAATCTTTTTTCTTCCACTTTCTAAAGCTGATTCATATTCTTCTCTTGACATTCCAGTAATATCTTTTGAAGAAATTCTGGCACCTTTTTTTATTGTTCTTTTTATTAATTGGTAAGGAGCTAGAATATTTTTTCTAAATTTAAGTATTTCATTAACAAGCTGTTTCCCATATTTAGAATAAACGCTGGCCATAACCTTCATTTGTTCCGAAGTTAGCTTATAAACTGTAGCTTCTTTGCCCTTTCCAGCTGTTGCTCCGACAGATGCTTTGGCTTTTTCTACTGCCGTCAAAGCTTTTGCTTTAGCTTCAATAGGAAGCTTGGAAATTTTTTTAGCAGTTCTAAAGCTTTTTGTTTTTTTGAGTTTATTAAAAATACTTCTTTTAAAAGCTGCGAAAGCAATAAAAGGACTTAGCGGAAAAGAACCTTCTTCAAGAACTAAACATTCATCATCTTCATCAAAAATAAGCTCTTCTGCAAAAACATCAGTTATTCTCATTAATTTCTCTCATTCAAGTTTATTTTATCTTTACAGAGACAATGAGGGAATTTCCTCGTATTCAATTATATGATGTTTGTTATCAACAAAAATAACTTTTATTAATGTTCTATCATTTATAAAATTAAATAAATGAACTAAGGTTTTAATTTTACGGCAAGTCTCTAACTTCGATTTCATTATACCCTTCTTTTTTGTATAATCTTTTTCTTATATCTGAGTGCCGTTTAGTAAATTTATTGCCATTATCTTCAAAATCTATAATTATTACTTCATCTTTATTTTTTGCTATTCTAACGCCTCTTCCTAACTTTTGTAAATTTTCCACTTTGCTTTTTCCGCCAGAAGCATTTATTAAAACTTTTATAGCTTTTATTGATACGCCTTCATTTAATATATTAGTAGAAACTATAACATCTAACTCATCATTTTCAAATGATTGTCTCACCTCTTCTCTTTCTTTTGTTGGAGTTCCACCAAAAATATAAGCTACTTTTTTATGTGTTTCTTCTTCAATAACTTTTTTTATTATTTCGCCTTGCTTATACTTAACATCTTTTATAAGAATAAGCGTTGGCATATTAAAATGCTCAACTATTTCGCAAATTTTCATATTTCTTGCTGTATTTTTTACTATGCCAAGTTCATAAGCCGCTTGCCAAACTTCTGTTCTTCTGCATTCAACTGGAACAAATGTTATTTTTGGAAGGGCCATTACTTTATTATCTATTAACTCTTTAGCGGAAACTTCTGCTATAACATTACCAAAATATTGCCGTATAAGCGCAAAATCATATTTATGACCCCTGCCAGGATCTGGAGTAGCGGAAAGCCCAAACTTTACAGAATATCCTGCGATATTTAAAAATTGTTGAAATGTTTTAGAGCAAGCATGATGAACCTCATCACAAAATAAAGCTTTATAATTGTGTAAAGCAGAAACGCTTTTTACGGAGCCAATAGTGGCAACCATAACATTATTTCCATTTTGTTTATGCTCGCTATGCCACACTCCAACATCTTCTATTCCAGCATCTATAAACCTTCTTCGCGTTTGATCTGCTAAAAATTTTCTGTTGACAAGAATTAGTGTTGGTAATCTTGTAGCTTTTACATAAGCTATCATTATCTCAGTTTTACCAGCAGAAGTCGGCATTTTTATTATGCCTTTATTTATTTTTAGCATTGTTTGTAAAGCTCTGATTTGATGCTTATTATAATCAAAAGGAAAATAATGTTCTAGTTCTTCTACTAAATACTTCTTTTTCTGGTGTACAAACTTAGTTCTATCATCTTTTATTTCTGAAACTTGTATTTTGTATTTTTTTATTGTTAATAATAAATCTTGCAAAAAACCAGAATATAGATAACTATATTTTTCTACATCTTTTAAAAAACAAACTTTTCGTATTTTCTTAGCATCATAAGTTCCTCTAGCAAATACCATGCTTCTATCTTCATAAGTAAACTCATTTTTAAGAATTTTCTTTTCTTCTCTATCTTCAAAAATAATCCCAACAATTTTGTCATCTATATGCAGCTTCATTCAATTTCATAAACAGCCATTACTGATACTGGACGAGTAATGAGATACAACTCTTTGCCTACATATTCTTCAAGATACTTTGCATCATAATCATTGAATATAACTGTATCGCCAATAGAAAAATCTAACTCATCAAAATTAACTTTATTGCCACCAGATAATACTGTAGCTAAAAATCGCTTTTTATTTCCAGCGTCTGGCTCAATTATTCCTCCTTTTGATACAAGAGATCTTATATCAGTTTTCATTTTCAAAAGAATAAATTCTCCAGTTGGTTTTAAACCTTTTCCCCAAAAAATTTCTGCTGTAATTTGTGCCATTTATAGCTCCTTTATATTTTTAAGTGATTGTTCAAATATTTCAAAAATAAGACTATCTAGTTTATTCGAGGAACCAACAAAATCATTCGATTCTGAAGGGATAAGAAAATCATTCGATTTTGTTACAATTAAAATTTTTTCAGCGCAATCAATTTTTAATCTCTCCAAATCTAGTTTTTCCATTTTTTGTTCTATATCTTGATTTATCATTTCTCCATCTCCTTTATCATAGTTTTTTTCATTTCTTCATAATCTTTTTCTTCACTTTCTTCTTCTACCATCTCTGTTATATTTATGCCTTCTAATTTTTCAGTTTTTATTCTTTTTTCCGCTTCTTCTAGTTTTAGTTGCATTTTATTTATAACATTTTCCTCATCTTTTATTATCATATCTATAAAATCTTTTTTATAAAAAGCTTTATCAAATACTCCATCCATTTTATACATTGAGCCATTTTTTGATATTGTTCCAAAATCTCTGCATAATGTAAATAATCCAGAATATTTAGCCGGACCAACAGCCATGTCTACAACGATTGGTATTTGGCGGAATTCTGTTCCAAATCTTGATTTAGTTATTTTAGCCTTAATGTTTTTTATTGAACTTCCAAGAGCAGTTTTTCTTCTATCCTTCTCTGCTGTCATTTCCTTCTCTACCATTGTATCAAGTACAGCTGTATCGGATAATCTAATTGAAAGAGATGGATTGAATTCTACTCCAGTTCCGCCAGAAACTTTATATGGCTCATAAGGATTTCCTATATTTACATATAATTTATTTGTAAACACAAAAGCTACGTTTGTTCTCTCAAAAGCCAAATCAAAATTCCTAAAAAAAGTATTAATAGCTTTTGGTTTTGCTCCCATATCAGAAGTTCCAGAAAAATCTCTAACAGAACTTATATTTCCAAGACTATCCATAACAATAAGAATATTTTTTGATATATTATTAAACTCTATGGCATTTATAAATCTACGAACAAGTCTAGTAACTCCCTCCTTATAAATATTATCAGGGGTATTCAATCCCTTGATTGTTATAGGAAATTTATTATCAGCAATTTCTTTTATTTTTGAAGTTTTTTTACTTATTTCATAATTTTCAAAAGTATTAGCTTTTATTACACGAACTTTTTTCAAATCCACTCCAGCAAATTCCAGCAATTCAGCTGAATTTCCTCCGCCTTCCGTTTCAATTAAAAGTATATAATCAAGTTGAGGATCTTTCATCAAGCTAGAAACAAAAAGAGACTTTGCAGTTCCAGTCAATCCATCAATGCTTGAAACTCTTCCAACCGGAATTGCTCCAAAAAGATTTTTTGAGCATATATAATTTAAAGCGTAAACACCAATATCTAACCAAATTTTTATTTTTGTATCTACTTTTGACAAATCAACTAAATTTTTAAATTCCTTAGAAATTATTCTATCAATTTCAGTAAAAGAAGTTTCTTCAACTGGCAAACTGATTGTCTTTTTTGACATTTTTTCTCCTAATTATAAGCCCCGCTTAAGCGGGGCTTATATTTTTCAAACGGTAAACTCTTTTAAAATTTCGTCAATTTCATCGCCGCCTTCTTCTTTTAGCTCGGCAGGCTCTTCGGGTTTTTTTGCATTATCAAACTCTTGTAATGGTCCTTGTTGATTGTCAGATTGTTGTATTATTCCCATAGATTCCTTCATTTCTTTATCAAGAAAATTATAAGATGTAAATTCAATAAGAGAAGAATAGTTCATTTTTGTAGCGTTTTCAAGAAGAGTTTTTATTTTCTGGGCATCTTCAAAAACTTGTGAGATTTCAGCTTCTGGCATTGATTGATCATATCGAGATTGGCGCCCAACACCATTTTTAACAATATTAAAATCTCTGCCATTTTTTAAATCAACAATAATCCCAAACTTAGTTTCTGTAATAACGTGATAAATTATATCAAAAATAGTTTTACCCGTTTCGTAAAATACAGGAATATCTTCATTTTCGTTTTTGTAGTTTTCAGAATTTCTAACTACAACTCGATAAATATATCTAGCTTTTGCTCTTAAACTAGACGCCAACTTCCATTCATCTGTATCTCTCTCAGCAGTAGCGTAAAGTTTTTTTACAAACTGGCAAACTGGACAGGGTTCTGATTCGTGAAGTTTTCTATTCTTATCCATGAGTGTTTGAGCTAGACACTCATATGAGCTTCCAGCCAACCAATGCGCTTGATGAGAAAAGTAAAAAACTTTTTCTTCATTTTTCTTTAGTGGGGGTAAAATACGTATTGGGAATGTTCCCTCTACTTTTGATGGCGGGCTCCAAAATTTTCTGTTACCCGTTTTGTCAGCTGCCATAACAGCTTTCATGTCTTTGACTTCTTGTTCAGTCATGATCATGCTCCTTGGCCGTGTTTTCTTATTTGTCATACGCCATTGGGCTTTGGACTAATGGACATTTTTGCACGGCATGATTTTTTTTTATAATCTCTTAAGAGATTATATTTATAATAATATATATGTTGTTTCTTGTCAAGTTATATTAATAAATTTTTTAAATTTTACCGTCCTTTATTAAATATAATTTATCTTTACCTTTCGTAAAGATAAATTTTTAGGGAGAAGAAAATGATTAAAGCTTATATTATAATAGAACTTGAAAATGGCAGAAGTATTAAATATGTTAGAGATGTAGTAACCGACAACGATGGCGATAGCGAAGCATATTATGGCTATGGAGATACTGCTGGTGATAGTTTTGGTTCTCAAGGCGGAGACTCTGGAAAAGTTGGATATGATTTTGAAGATATAGTTAGTAACTCAACTGGAGATTCTTGGCTATTGTTCCCAGAATCTGCTGGGGATACTTATATTCTAGCTCGTCGCAATGCTTCTTTACCTGGAGATACGGAAAGCCTTTTATGCAAGGTTAGAACAAAAGTTTTAACTGATGCCATTTCTGATATTTATATTTTAGAAGAAACAGCGCCAGCAATAACACTAATAGGATAAATTATTTATTAGGGGTAATCATACCAATTGATTTAGGATCTCGTTTTTTAACGTTGGATTGCATTTGTTGCATAGCTTCTTCATTAGCCACCTGGTTTTTATTTTTATTATAAAGTTTTACATAATAATAAAACTCATCTAAAGGCATTAATGTTAAGTCGCTGTAAGAAAATCCCCATTTGGTGAGAAAAAACAAGTTATTAAAAATGTTTATCCTGTTTTTCTCACTAAAAACGAAAAAATTCTGGCCCTATAGGAATTGTACCAGAGTAGTTCGCATCACAATAAGGACAAACTACATCTTTTAATTCATCAACCCCAGTACTAAAAGAAGTTTTTTCTCTCAATAGTCCAGAATCTAAGCCTGGCAAAGCCTCAAAAAACTCTTCCCAATCAGATTTATCAACTTGATTTTTTTTATCATCTAAAATTTCTAAAGTAGTAACTATTAAATTATCAACCATTCTTTTATCTTCGTCAGAAGTCGATCTTTTTCTATTTTGATTTCTCATAAAAATTTCTTCTGAATGGTATAATCTTGGAAGAATTACTTTAATTGTATATTTAGATTTTGGAAGCTTTATAACAATAGGCTCTTTTACATTTTTTGGTAAATCTTCAAATACAAGTTTTGAAATATTTATTTCATGGGTAAACTTTCTTTCGCAAATAGTATTAGAACAAGTAATCTCAAATTTATATTCATCACCATAAGAAATTTTGCGAAGGTAAAATAACAAAAAATTACTATCAAACAAAAGTAAATCTTTTGCGTCCATATCAGAAGCTATGCATCTTTCTAAAATCATTCTTGTTGATGAGCCTGATTTAATAAATCTTGGAGTAGAAAGAATTTCCTCTTCCTTAATTGTCATAGGAAACATTTTAATAAATCCTTTTAAAATATCTTGATCATCAGTAACGTTTTCATATAATCTTCCGCGACTAGGAATAGGAATAAGTTCAGCATCTGTAAATTGAAATTTAGAACTTTTTGCCTTTCTAGAAGATTTAATTTTATTACTAAATCCTGGTTCAACAGCTTCGGCAGCCTCTATATTTTTAATTTTAGAAAGATCGATTTGATCTTCTGGTTTAACTTGTTTTTTAGCTGGCATAATAAACTCCTTTTATTCTATATATGCTTTACTGAAATATAAGATTTTGTTTGGTATTGCTTTTATATATATAAATGTTTGTATTTTGCTTAAATCCCCCTAGACCCCGGTTTAGGGAGTTCTTGTCAGTTCAAGAGTCTTTTTTGCTTCAGGCTAACTTGTTGGCTTTTTTTTTAGCTTTCTTTTTTTACTTTGGGTTTTTGTTTCTTAACTTTTGTTTTTTATTAATTTTTTATTATATTTTTAAACTTTTTATTCTATTCTTAACAAGTTTTTTATTCTTATAACTATTAATGCTTTTATATAAGCGGTAAGAGATACTTTTTTTTGGCTAAAAATCTATATTTTTTAAAAAATATATATAATACGCCGTAAAGATAAATCCAAGAGGTAAAACATGCCACAGAAGCAATCACTTATAGAAAAAATAAAAGAAAATATAGTAATAGAAATAGTGGCATTAATATTTTTTGCCGCAGTTTTATTTTTTGGAAACTCTGCTTTAGAATCTATGGCGCAAGTACAAGAGAATAAAGCTAAAATAATACTTTTACAAGAAAAAGATGAAACAAAAGAAGAACAGTTAGAAAATACTGCTATTAGCATTGGGGATATATCTAGCACTACACAAAGATTAGAAATAGCTGTTGGTAGATTGGAAGAAATAGTAAAAATTTTATATGAAATTTCAATAAAAACAAAATGAAAAAAATTATAGTTTTTATATTAATGTTTTTAAGTATATTATTGTTTTCTCAAACTAAGCAAGAGCTAACGCAAGAGCTAGACAATTTTTTTGCGAAAGAACAGGTTAGTATAGAAGAATTTATTAAAAAATTTGATAGCGGCCTTTCTTTTAATTTGCAAGACGATACTTTGATTATTTATAATACTTTTTCCAAAACTTCTTATGAGCGTTCTTTGGAAGTATCTAAATTGCTTAATTTTATAGAATTTTATACAGAAGATTATGAAATACAAGCAAAAGATTTGAAAGTAAATTTTATTATTTATTCATTTAATGATAATAATGTTATTGTAATAACTAAAGAGTTCTTAATCAAATATTTTTTAACTAATTCAAGAGAACGCTTTGAACTAATAGGAAGCTTACTTTGAATATAAAAACAATACTCGAAGAATATAAAGATTCTTTTATGGCAAAACAAAAATATACTATAGATGTTTTTGAAAACCCAACAAAAAATGAACTAGAAAAAGTAAAAAAACATGACGGAATAAGATTTTTTATAGTTCCTAAAGGAAAAAAAGTTATAGCTTTTACTCCATCATCTAGTCATAATGATGCAGCAAGAAAACTAGGCTTTTCAAACAACCGCTTTAATCCAAATGATTTTAGATTACATTTATTAGTAATAGTAAAAAAATCTGATGGAAGCATGAAACCAATAAATACGCAAGTAAATGAAATAATGTTTAAGAAACCGAAAGATAAAAATATGGTAAAATTTATAAAAAAAGCTGCCGACACTAATTGGAATTTTGTTAATAAATATGTTCCAGAATTTACAGTTTGGTGGAATAAAAGAATTCAGCCAGTACTAAAACGCAATATAGCAAGGTGGGGTGATGAATTTTAAAAAGTTGGTTGAATCTAAAAAAGTAATCGCTGGGATAAGTGGAAAATTTAAAACAATGGAAAAAGAAGATGGCTCAAAAGTTATGACTTTTGAAGCAACCAATGGCAAAAAATATGTATTGAAAACTTCTTTATCTAACTTTGTGCGATTTCAAAAATGGAACAATAAAGAATCTACTATTGATTTTCAAAAAGTAGGTGGAGCTACAATAAATAAAATATATTATCCAACTATATTAATTAGAGCGGATATAAAGGTAGAAGAATGAAAACAATCGAAATATTAAAAAATTTATTAATTGAATCTGGAATAAGAATACCCAAAAATGCTAAAGCAGCAAAAATAATTCATCATGAAGATCTTGATGGCGTTTTTTCTGCCATTTTAACTTATAGACAACTTTTAAAACAAGGAATAAGTCCAAATAGTATTTATATTGATGGAATACAATATGGTAATAATAAATTTGCAGTAGAAAAAAAACTAGCGGCTAAAAAAGGACAAATGGTTGCTCTGGTCGATTTTGCAAGAATTCCAGATAGTGCGAGAAGACCAGATTTTTGGAGTGACCATCATGAAGCACCAGAAGGAGTTAAGAAATCTATAAAAGGCGCATCTATAGGTAAAACAGAGTTCGCTAGCGATGCTGAGCATTTATCTCAGTCTCATGCACAAGGATTAGCTGATTCCACTACTGTAAAAGCTATATCTATGGTGGATAGCGCAAAATATAAAAAGCTAGAAAATGTTTTAGATTTGCCAAAAGATTTTAAAGAAAAAAATAGAATGGATAGATTGGTTACTATTGTTGATGCTTTATTATCAGATTTAATAAAAACTAACAAAAAAGCCTTAAGAAGTTTGATAAAAGAAACTAAACCTTCTCTAGTTTCTTTATACAATAATATATTAAAATATACAAAACTAAATAATGAACAAGTTAAAGCAATAAAAGAAATTTCACAAGAAAAACCTGATTGGAATAAAGTAAACGAAATACTTAAAAAAATGCCTACAGAAGAAATGAAAAAAGGAATTTTAAGAAAAAAAGGAAAGAAACTACAAACAATTCCAAGTTTAGAAAGAAAGCAAGAAATAAGAAAAGAACAAATAAAAAAAGAAACCGGCTCTGCTACAACTCATTTTAAGGGAAGAGGGAATGTAATAATACAAAAAGCAGCGGGAAGAGGTCAACCAAACAGATTTTTAGGTCCTTTACTAACAAAACAAGATAACACTAGATATGGAGCCATGCTTAGAGAATGGGGAACTATGATGCAAATAGCCCTAAATCCAGATTTGCCAGAAGAGGTTAGAAAAAAAATAAATCTTGTAGATATAACTAACAAAGTATTAAATGACGTCAGAGAAAACCTTGGAATACGTAGAGAGCAATGGGCGTGGGATATAATAACTAAAGAATCTGGTGGTCATGCCGCTATTTCAACTATTACTGCTCTTGGAACAATAGGAATAATGAGAAAAGATAGTAGAGAAGAACTAAAAGAGCTTCAGGCTTTAGAAAAAAGAGTCAAAGCCTTTAAACATTCTAAAAAAAAGTTTGCGGAAATGATGCCAAAAGCATATAAAAAATTAACAGATTTATTAAAATCAAAAGAAAAATTTGCTGAACGAAGAAAACATATAAAAGAATCTATAAAAACTAGATTAATAGCTGAAGTTAACAAACAATTAGAAGGTGTAAAAGTAGATAAGCCTGTAAAAGACCAAGAAAGATTTAAGGGTAGAAAAACTGTTAAAGAAGATATATTAAATTTAATATAGCGTAAAAAAACCCGTCAAAAGACGGGTTTTTTATTTATTATTTTATACCCAGACGCTTTAATACTTCTGGAGTCATTTGCCCTTTTCCAAAAACTTTTGTTAAATCAAGTTTTCCACCACTAGGAGCTAAAGATGGTCTTCCAAACACATTTTTAAGAGCCCCTTTTTCTCTTCCTAGTAAATCTTTTACAGCAGGAGGAACAGTTTCAGTATGTCTAGCACCAACAAGAGCCGCTAAAGGATTTAATCCAAACAATATTGCCGCTACGATACCAGCAACTATAGCTATAGCTCCACCAACTTTTAAGGCTGTCATAAGTTCTTTTTTCTTAAGAGCTGACATGACTTCTTTATAGTCTTTTTTAATTCCATCGTATTTAACTCTAGCTTGAGCTTTAGTAATGGAGCCAGCCGTAAAAGCTTTTTCAAGCGCTTCAAACTTTTTAGCAGCTGCTTTAGTTTTAGATACTAACGCTTTAGCTTGTGGAACTTCTTTAGCTTTAGATTGTAATCTAAGTGCAAGTTTATTTAGTCTTTTGCTTACTTTAAAATATTTAACGCCTTCTTCAAGACCTTCAACTTCTTCACAATCTTCTAGCAAATCTTCTATAAGCTTCATTTCATTATAATCATTGCCGTATTTAACTTCTTCTAAAATATCGTTAAGATTCATCTTTTAAACCTCTCTATTTACTTGTCAATGTTTATCTTTACAAGTAAAATTTAAAGATTTTGGCAAAATATCATATAAATTATGTTCTTCAATAAGTTTCCAATCAATTTTATTGCTTTTTTTTATGTTTTCTTTTGAATCAATTAACCTTAAATTTCTTATAGAATAACAATTTTTAAATTCTTTATTTTTATGATTGTCAAAGATAAAAGCAGAAATTGGTATTATGTGATCTAAGTGAAATTTTCCTAACAAATAATCTTTCCACAAAAAATTAACAGGCGATGTATTCTGTAAATTTATCATCAATTCATCAATACCATAGCCTAAAACCTTTTCTAGTCTTTCTCCTCGTTTGCGATTTTTTAAACTATGATTTACATTTGCTCTTAATCTATTAATTAAATAATATTTTTTATCTTTTTTTAATCGTTTTTTTTGTGCTTCTATTATTTGTTTCTTCATCCTTTTTTTATCTTTCTGATAACGTTGTTTATGATATTCTAAATATTTCTCTTTGTTTTTTTCCCTATATTCTTTTTCCTGTTTATTTATACGTTCTTTGTTTTTTTCCCTATATTTTTTATTATATTCATCTTTACAATCTTTACATTGGCTCATTATTCCATTTTTACACCCTTTGCCTCTATAAAAATTTTTTACTTCTTTTTCTTTTTTACAAGCAGTGCAAATTTTATATTCTGTTATTTTAGCGTTTTTTCCCATTTTTTAGCTTCATTTTTTATATTGATTATTTTGGTAAAGTATCCTAGTTTTTCTAAATACTTATATATTAAATTATTGATAGATGAATTTGCTGTTTTATCGATAATCTCTATTCTTGTCTCAAATGTTTTATTTTCAAGAAATGCTGTCTTGCGAAGAGAATGAACTAAATAATCAGCAATGCCAATACTATCAACATCAGCTAAAATTTCTTGTAGTTTGAACTGCATTAATTTTTGTATTTCTTCTTTGTTCTCATCCTTAGCATCTTCTAAATAGCTTTCATATGTTCTATAATCAGCAACATCTCTTTCATATTCAGAAATAACTGAGTTCAATCCAGCAATAAAAAATCTTGCTATTTCTATAACAGCACGATAATTACTAACCACCGATTTACTTTCTTCTTTACCAGGCTTTGTTATCCATTTATTTTCAATCATATCGTAAATCGGCCCAGCTTTTTTCCATTCGAGTTTTACTTTATTTGATATAAAATAATTAACTGGATGTTTTGTTCCTGGTAATAACTGCCCATTAGGAAGAAACTTTGTCATTTCTTTTAATTTTTCATCAGAGATAGGAATAACTATATTAATATCTATATCACTAGTGTCATTATATTGAAATCCAGCCATGCTTCCAATTAAAAAAATTTTTTTAATTGGTTGATTAGTGTAGCTTTTTAGCCAAGCTTCTGCTTTTTTTATTATGTGAGCGCTAGCAGATTTTTTTATTATTTCATTTGCCCACAAATCTGAGCTAAATTTTTGACGTATTGGATCTAATATGCTTTCATTTATATATTCTTTTAGCGACATCATAAATTATGCCTTTCTTTATATGATTTTATTATAGCTTTCTTTTTTTTGATTGGATAGTTATAAAACTTTCCTCTTGAAGTCAATCCTAAAAGAGCTCCAACAGCTTCTGTGGTTGTTCCATAACCATTTTTTTTACCAAGTTTTTTATTTGTTGTTTTATGAGAATAAATATAAAATCTATCATTTTCTTTTTTTATTGTTTCTGATAAAAACATGCTTTTATCTTTACTAAAAAGTAAAGATAAAAATATGATTTGGCATTTAATCCCTAGAACTAACTGGAATAGAAAAAATAAAAAAGGATTTTTAGATAGAGTAGCAAAAAAAAGGCTATTTCAACTTAGAAACTTTAAAGCTGATTTAAATATTGAAAAAATAAATAAAGAAAAAAAGATAAAATAAATGGCTTTACCTAAATTTTGGAGTTGGATTGTAAATAAAATTAGATTTAGTAGATTTGCTCTTTCTGGCAGGGTGAAAATGTTAACCTTTGGAGCTATATATCAAGGTAACTATAGCAATTGGAAGCATGATCCAAATCCACAAATTTTTGTAATGTATAGCGGACCAAAATACACTCATGCAATTCAGCTACATTATATGAGTTATTCAGATAAAATGTGGTTTGGCAACTTACTTTATATGGTAAAAAGAGGCGGACAAATAATAGATGGATATACACTATATAAACTTTTTAAATCGCAAAAAATGAATATAATAAAAACTTGTTATAGAGTATATTTCACAAATCTTTTAAATATGAAACTAGTTTCTGCTGGCATTACACCATTAAATAAAATCGCTTACACCTTTAGTAAAGATCCATTTATTATATCATTAAATGAAAAAATTAAGCCAACTGAAATGACTACTGTTCCGCGCGTTGCTTATAGCTCTACAGAACTACAGGAAAGAATAATTAGTGCGCAAAATGCTCAGCCTATTGCTCAGCAAAGAGTATCATCTACAAGAACTATAGCTCCTTGGATTAAACGCTAACGATAATTATATCCTCTTGAATCTTTTTTTTCTTTTTCTGTTTTTCTAATTCTTTTTTAATTTCTATATTATATTTTTTTAGCCAGCCCCAATCTTGTTTTAATACCTTTTCAAGCAATTTATTATTACCAAACTCAATATTATGCATTGTTTCTGTTTCCCATACGCCTTTAACTTTTTTTGCATATCCGCCAATATGAAATCCTCTGGGATTTATTCCCAACTTTGAAATAACATCACCATGAATAAAAGCACCAGAAAATATATATAGAGTTTTATTAGGCAACGCTATATACCTAAAGCCTAACTCAAAACCTTCATTTTCAGCATGTTTTGCGACTTTCATTATTTCTTTTTGAGATGGATTTTTGAATACATCTATTTTATTTTTAATTGTATTTGCCCATTCTTCTTTTAGCTTTAGTTTTTTCATAGGAAGTTTTTTAGCAGTATCTTTAATGCGTTTAGATGTTTTTTTAGAATCTCTTATGCCAATCCCCGTTTCCTCAATCCAGGTTTTTTTAAATTTGTCTCTAGTTTCTTTTTCAATTCCTTTTTCTTTTAAAACTGCCACTGCGTCTGTAATATTAAAACCAAAAAGACTATCAATTTCTAAAATAGTTTTCCAAATCTCATAACAATCATCTTCAATTTTATCTGAAAACTCAAACTTATCGCGCCATTTTTCTGCTATTATATATCTATCTACAATTTTTCTAAAAAGCGGTTTGTGAAATTTTTTTCTTAGCCCCTCTCTATATAAATTTTCAACTTCGTCATGCGCTTTTTTAACTAAACTTTCACTTGCTTTTTTTATATCAATATTTTCTTTTAGCTTCAATGTTTTCATAGGAAGCTTTTTAGAAGTATCTTTTATTTGCTTAGATTTTTTTTCTGCTTCTTTAATTCCAATAGGCCAATATTTTTTTGCTAACTCAAAAAGCTTTTTGTTATTTCTTTTTGTTATTTCTTTCATGGCTTTATTATAATTAAATTTTGGCCAACCTTCTATTATTCTACCAGCTCCTGTTTCTTTTCCTGCTTCAATAATACTAAGTCCATCCTCATCATGTTTTAATAATACATCAAGTCCTTTACCATAATCAAATTTCACCCCCTTTCTATCAGCATTCATTCCAACAAGATGTATCATTTGCCCTAAACCATATTTAGATTTCTCTTTTAGCTCTTTCGCATTTTTATCTACAAAATCAAGAAATTCATTTGAAGTTATTTCTTTTTCATCTAAAAAAGAATTTGATAGTTTTACTAGTGGGTCTCCCCAGCTTGTAAAAAGATTTTCAGCTACATCTTCTTTTAGCTTCAATGTTTTCATAGGAAGTTTTTTAGCAGTATCTTTTATATTTTTGCTTATTTTTTCGCTTGCTGCTATTCCCTTAGGCCAATCTTCTAAAGCATATTTATAACAGATATTATTTTTTTCTATTCTTAATACATTTAATCCTTTTTCATAATTAAACTTTTTCCAATCTCTACCAGCTCTATAAATTAATGCACTATTTTTCAATTTTATTAAAGCATTAAAACCTTTTTCATAATCAAAAGATTTCCAATCTTTTCCAGCAAGATAAATATATTCACCATTTTTGTCTACTTTTATTAATGCGTCTAAACCTTTTTTATAATCAAGCTTTTTCCAGTATTTGCCAGCAAAATAAATATGATAGCCATCTTTGTTTACTTTTATTAATGCATCCAGGCCTTTTTCAATATCAAACTTTTTCCAATCATTTCCAGCAGCATAAATATAATTACCTATTTTATCTGCTTTTATTAAAGCATCTAGGCCTTTATTATAATCAAAATTTATTCCATCACATCCATCATCATAAATTTGTTTAGCTGTTAAATCTTCAACACTTTCTTTTAATTTAAGCTTTTTCATAGGAAGTTTTTTAGCAGTATCTTTTATATTTTTGCTTATTGCTTGACTTTGTTTTATGCTTTTCGGCCAATCTTTTAAAGCATCTTTATAACAGATGTAATTTTTTTCTGTTCTTAATACATTTAATCCTTTTTCATAATCAAAACTTTTCCACTCTAAGCCAGCAATATAAATATATTCACCCATTCTATCTTTTTTTATTAATGCGTCTAAGCCTTTTTCATAATCAAACTTTTTCCAATTTTTGCCAGCATAATAAATATGATAGCCATCTTTGTCTACTTTTATTAAAGCATCTAAGCCTTTACTATAATCAAACTCTTTCCAATCTATTCCAGCATAACAAATATATCCGCCATCTTTGTCTACTTTTATTAAATCATCTAAGCCTTTATTAAAGTTAAAAGATTTTTGTTCTTTTCCATCATTATAAATTTGTCTAGCTGCTGAATCTCTAGTGCTTTCTTTTAATTTAAGCTTTTTCATAGGAAGTTTTTTAGCAGTATCTTTTATATTTTTGCTTATTGCTTGACTTGCTTTTATTCCTTTCGGCCAATCTTTTAAAGCATCTTTATAATATTCTTTGTCTTTTAATTCTTTTAATCCTTTTAATCCTTTTTTATAATCAAACTTTTTCCACTCTAAGCCAGCAAGATAAATAATACCATAAGATTTATTTTTTATTAAAGTATCTAGACCTTTATTATAATCAAAATCTTTCCAACTTATTCCAGCATAATAAACATTACCATAAGATTTATTTTTTATTAAAGCATCTAA